GATAATGGAGAAACTGCACACTTTAGCAGTTATCAAGTGGCACTAACGCCACAAACTGGCCTTGTGGCAAAGGCTGAACTTGCGCTGGTGTCGGACTCAACCTGCCCATTGTTTGGCGGCACCGTTGCTGCTGATGTGGTGCTGACTGACCTTGATGCCGCCAAGCAGCGCAAGCAGTTAGAAATCTCTGCGGCCAAGAACGTCGAGATGTACGCGCCCAAGACGACATCGCTGGGCGTGTTTGACTCCACCGACGCCGACAACAACAAGCTGAGCATCGTCATCCAAGTGACCCAATTGGCAGCGGCCAAGGGATTACCTGCTGTGGCGGGGTTCAAGGACACGAACGGCGTATGGGCGGCCTACACGCTAGACCAGTTGGGCCAGATTGCTTTGGAGATGACGGCGCAGGTCTTGCCGCTCTACACCAAAGAGGCCACCAAGCTCGCTGCGATCGACGCAGCAGTTGATGTGGCTGCGGTTGACGCCGTGACCTGGTGATCTAAATGCTGGGCTTTGCGCCGCTCGGGGCGCTACCGTTAGGTGGCCTCCCATCCCTCGCAGCGGCGCAGTTAGTTGCGTCGGTCGGGGGTAACTGCGCGGTAATCACCGCCGCGCTGACCGCGCAGATAAAACTCGGGTCGGTCGTATCTTGCAGTAGCTCAGCCATCGCGCCGCTGACGGCGGCAATAAGGCTCGAAGGTGCGGCTTCCGCAGCGTCGTCGGTCTTGGCGGACCTTACCGTGGGGGCAGGTTTTAGCTGCGCAGTTTCAGCCCAAGCGGTAGTTCTCAGCGCCGCGCTCACAACCCCGATCAACCTGGCGGCGGCAAGCGCAGGATTGGCGTCCGTCGCGGCGGCGCTTACCGCGCAGATCACCGCTGCGGCTGCAGTGGCCTCACAGACGAGTGCGGTCGCAGGCGTATCGAGTTCGATCCGGCTCAGCGGATCGGTGGCTATTTCCGCAGCCGCCTCTGCGTTGCTCGGGTCGTCATCGGCGGCGCTTCAGGCTTCGCCATCGTGCGCGGCGGCCTCTGCTTGCGATCTGACAGCACAGATCACCGCTGCGGCTGCAGTGGCCTCACAGACGAGTGCGGTCGCCGAGTTGACAGCCGAAGTCAGGTTCGCTGCGCAAGTCGCTGCGTGGGTCAGCACTGCGAGCGACCTCCACACGCAGATCTTGTTGGAGATGCAGGCGAGCGGCGAGTCGTCTGCGACGGGCACTGCGACGGACGGCATCCGAATAATCGGACTGGCTGCGAACCGGATGGGTGTCTTGGCCGAGCCGTGGGCGGTATCGGTGCTTGAAGACTTCGGCATTTTGGTCCCAGAGGACATGCACCAGATGTACGTACAAGTCGATAATCTAAGTACGATAGTCCCATTAGACGACTACAATCTAACGGTCGTGCAGGACACATCAGGGGTAACCATATGACCGCCGTCCTTGGGAAATTCACCAAGCAACCCGCTGAGATCCTCGACTACGACGTGGACTACGCGCAGTGGTTCAGTAACCGCGTTGATACGCCTGACTCCTACGCAGTTACTGCAGAGGCTGGGATCACGGTTGTCTCGACCTCACTGACGGGGCCGGTCGTAAAGATCACTCTGGGTGGCGGCACTACTGGCGTCAAGTACAAGATCACAGCTCGCCTGACTACGCTTTCCGGCCTCGTAAAAGAGGCTGACTTCACGGTATCGGTCAAGGAAGTGTGATGACAGAAGATTCCATGGTGGTTCTTGATACTGACCGGCTCGAAGCCATGCTCGAGCGCGCGGCCAAACGCGGCGCGAGAGACGCGCTCGAATCCATCGGGATGCACGACCACAACGCACTCAAGGATGTCCAAGAGCTTCGCGGGTTACTCGACGCGTGGCGGGGCACCAAGAACACGATCTGGAAGACGGTAACCCAAGCCTTCACGATGATTATTCTCGGCGCGCTGAGCGTCGGGTTGTTCATAAAGATCAAGGGCGGTTGACAGTGCCCCCGGTATTGAATTCGTAGCATTGGCCAGCAGCGGGTGCCGTTGCGGATCGGTGAATCATTCGCACCGTATCTAACCCCTGCCGCGCCGCCGGTCGGTGCCTTTACGGCCCGGCGGCGCACCCTTATATCGAAGATCGAAGTTAGAATACAGCACAATACTGACACCGTACAAGTAAACGTGACCACCAAGCCCCAAACCATGTCCATGCAGAGCTTTGCGCTCGGTATGGATAACCGCGTGCCTGACTACAAGTTGCGCACCGAGGCGGGGTATCTGCTGCGCGATGCGGTGAACGTAGACGTCACGCCGCAGGGGACGTTGAAGCGTCGTCGCGGGGCCACGCTGAGTGCCGTCACGGGCACGGACACCCACTCGCTGTGGGCGAGTGACGCCGGGGCTTTCTACGCCGACGGGGTCACGCTCAATACGGTTCATGCCACCGCGTTAGGGATCGCGTCGGTGGCGGTGATTAACCACGACTCCACCAACGCCACCATCTCCAAGGGCTCGCGGCTGTCTTACTCAGACGCGCCCGAGGGCGGCGTGTACTGGACTGACGGTATGAAGCTCGAGCGCATAACGGACGGCGTTACTGCTCCGATCGCTCCTATGCTGCCAGCGGTGCTCCCCAAAGTCACGCTGCTCAAGTGGGGGGAATGGGATCCGTTCGGCCCGCTCGTTCCAGGCCTCAGAGAAGGTCTCTACACGGTGCTGTTCACGGCTATCGACGGCGAGGGGCGAGAGTCCGCTTCGACGCAGCCCATCCAGTTGAACGCTCGGGTCAACGAGGGCGAGTTCGTCATCCAGATCGACTACGCGGGCGACATCGACGTTGCGGTCTACGTGAGCGAGGAGGGCGGTACAAGCCCGCGCTTCGTTGGCGTGATAACCACTGGCGGTCAGCTCCTGATCAACACGCAGCCCGACGGGCGCGAGTGCCCCACCTACGGGATGCTGCCGCTGCCAGCGGGGCAAATCGTACGCAGCTTCAGTGGCCGCACCATCGTGGCATCAGGCTCGATCCTGTACTACAGCGAGCCGTACGCCCCCGGGCTTTACATGGCCGACAGCGGGTTCATCCCGTTCCCGTCGCGCATCACGATTGTTGAGCCGGTGCAGGGCGCGTCGCAGGGTCTGTACGTTGTCTCCGACAACACCTACTGGCTCGCTGGTGACTTCACCCAAACGAACCTCACGACCTCGCTTCCATACGGTGCCGTTGAGGGCACCAGCGTGATCCGATACGACCAGAACATCGCGCATTGGATGTCAGTGCGCGGGCTGGTTGCTGCAGCCACGGGGGGCGACATCAAGAACCTCCAAGAAGCCCACATCGCAGTTTCTTCCGCAGTTACTGGGGCGACGGTGGTGATGGATCGAAATGGCGTCAAGCAAGCTGTGACGTCTTTGTTCGGCTCATCGCCGCACCAACAAGCCATGGCCAGCAGCTACATGGACGCAGAAATTATCAACGGAGCTACCGTATGAATACCTCTTCAATCCAGGCTGGATTCCGCTACGACTGGGAAATTATCGGCAAGGACGGCGTCGTTACTGACGCTTGGACCGACCACAACATCATGCCGGCGCAAGGGCTGGACTACATGTTGAATTGCAGCTTCCGGGGCTCCGGGCAAGAAACGAGCTGGTACATCGCTGTGTTCAGCGGCGACTACACCCCTCGAGCCGGCCTCACTGCTGCGGATTTTTCAGCGACCGCCGGAGAGGCGATCGGCTACGTGAGCGGCACAAGGCCAGCCTTTACGCCAAGCGCATCCGCAGGCGGGGCGATCGATAACGCCGCGAGCCGCGCCGAGTTCGTATCCACCACAGACGTCACGCTGTACGGCGGGGCCATCTTGTCCGCAAACACGAAAGCCTCCACCGCTGGCGTGGTCGCATCCGTTGTCAGGTTTGGGTCACCCAAATCATTCCCAATCGGCTCGACGCTCCGCGTTACAGCCGGTCTTGCTTTCTTCTCGTACTGATAGGAGATTCCCATGTCGCTCAAAACATCCACTGGCCTGCGCAACGCGCTGCTCGACTCCGGCTCGCTGTTCACTATATTCACGGCGGGTTTCTTGAAGATCTACTCTGGCGCTGTGCCGACTTCAGCTGACGCTGCGGCAACCGGCACGCTGCTTTGCACGATCAGTCTTGCCAGTTCCGGCACCGGCATCGACTTCAACGGCGCTGCTTCCGGCGGCGTGTTGTCGAAGTCGTCTGGCCAGTCATGGACTGGCGTGAACGTCGCGAGCGGTACGGCTTCGTACTTCCGCCACGTCGCTGTGGGCGACACTGCCGGTGCCAGCGGCACGGAGCCGCGCATGCAGGGCGAGATCGCCACCGCCGGTGCTGAGCTGAACTTCAGCTCGACCACCCTGACGTCCGGTGCAACGCAGACCATCGACTACTACAGCGCTGCTCTTCCGACGCTGTAAGGCGTAGGACATGACATTCCCCGTCGGTGCTGAGTTCGTAGGACCGCCCGGTGTCTTCGACGGCACCGGCGGGTACTTTGCCAATTCCAGTACCGCTTGGGCTGGGGCGTTTACTACCGGCGGCTGGTACAAGACTGGGGATGGGAGGGCGGCGAACTGGGGCACCCTCTATTACATCGAGCTTCGCCCGTATGGCGGCTGGCCCGGCGGTGCTTGGGGCATACAGCTCCAAGCGAATGGAGCCGGGTCAAGTCCGGTCGTAGGGCCACCGTTATCCCACCTGAACGGCGCTGCTGACAGCTCGCTCGATGGGGTGTGGGCCGGAATAACGGTAACTCGGTATTTTCGGGTGGACACGCACCTAGCCGGGTCGCAAGTAAATGTATTGCTTTTCGACCACGCTGGCCTGTCTTACATACAAGTTCAGGACTCCGGCGCTGGGTACGTTTCTCAGTATTTCAGACTCGGTAGTTCGGTTACCCAGTCGGTCGGCAACGTGTTTGGGTTATTCCTATCCGGCGGGGTACTTACTTTCTATGTCAACGGCGTAGCCAAAGCCTCATTACCTGCATCAGCGGCAGTGCAGAGTGGCTGGCTCGACAACTTCTACGTAAGCCCCGCTGGGCCTATGTATCTCGGCGGTCTAGAGTACGCGGACGTAGCCCCAATCAATCCGCAATTCTGGAACGACTACGTCATAGCATATGAAGACCCAGCAACGACGCTACTGAAAACAGCGTCTACGTCGTTCACTCCAGGCTCTCCAGGCACGGCCAGCTTTCCCGGATCTCCGTACATACCTGCTCGAACCTACTTCGAGAACCGGACAATATGTAGCGCGCAGCCCTTGGACGGAACGTGGGTGGATGACGGGCATGGGAACCTCGTGTTCCTGCCGCCGGAGGGGTATACCCCCGGCGTATGGCCGTGGCCTACTCCGACGTACAAGTGCGGACTCGTTCGCGTGAAGGTCACGACCCCCGCTCGACTTGCCCTCCCGCCTATTGTCGGTACGCCGTATGCGCCCGCGCAGACGTTCGTCGACAACCACCTTGGCTGGAACGCAGGCGCGCACTCCATCGACATGATCGACGGCGACGGGTTCGTGCAGTTCAAGGCGTTGCCGTCGTCTATCGGCGTGCTGGCCGGCATGAACGTCGTCACCGGCGATGTCGGTACGCCGACCATCTCGCAGGTCGACTACGCGTTCTTGTTCATGAACGGCATCGCCAGAATCTACGTCAGGGGTGTAGCTGTTCACTATGTGGGCCAGTTCCCGAGCTCGGCTGTATGGCGTATCGAGCGCGTCAATGGGACGGTCGTGTTCTACGCCGATGGCATGCCTCTGTATTCGACGCCGGCATCGACTGGGGCGATACAACTGCAAGCCATGATGTACATGGCGGCGGACTCCGTGCTGAGCCCTTCGATCGGCCCGATCAGCGCGTCTGGGACAGCCCTTGCCCTGCATCCGTTGCGCGTCGCCGGCGGGAATGTTTCTTACAGCTTCGCGGCTTACTCACTCCAGCCGCTTGTGATCGGCAGTTTCGCTGACGGCGGAAGCGGCGGGGGTAGTGGGGGTAGCGGCCCCGTCATCGGTGGTGGTGGTGGGCATGCTGGGAACTCGACGTCCATCGCGTTCGTACCCGTCGCCGTGAGCGGCTCGAACCGCAGCATCTTCGGCGGAACGCTCAAGATCCAGCCAATCAATGTGGCTGGGCGCACCGGCTACGGCGGTGGCGGCGCGGTAGCCGGGCACAGCAGCATCCTCACGGCGATCAGTCTCCGCCCCCTTGCCGTCTACGGGTCTGACTACGTCAATTGTGGCGGGAAAGGTTCGTTCTTGCCGATGACGGCCTTCGGGTATGCGGGCGGTTTTACCGGAGGGGGTGGAGGCGGCATCCCAGGTTCGGCGAGCAGCAGCGCGCTGCGTAGCACTCTCATGCCGCTCGCCGTCAACGGCTCAGACCACGTGATACGCGGCGGTTTGGTATCGCTTCTTCCGATGAGCTTGTTTGGGTATGGGTACACGGTCGGAGGTTTTGGTGGTGGTGGTGGTGGTGGTGGTGGTGGTGGTGGTGGTGGGATCGTGGACCCCATCCCGTCGTACTCGATCGGCTCGTTCACGGTCGCGCCGATCGCTTTCGCCGCCACGGGGCTGACGGGCGAGCTGTGTTCGGGCGCGTTGCAGATGAACGGCTCTATCACTCTGATGGGTTCTGACCGCCCATACGCCCAAGCCAGATACAACATCCCGCTGCGGATGGCCGTGGGCTCCAGCTCATACGAGGGCAGCTCGAACGCGTCACTCATCGGGGTTGCGAACGTCAACGCATCACTTCGCGCAGACGTCTTGATGTTCATCACGATGAACAGCCGTGGCGAAGTAACTGGTGCGATCGCCGCAGAGTTGCTGTGGGACGAAAACTGGAGGGATCAGGCCATTGAGCAGAGCCCGCCGTGGGGCGTCGACTACTTCTACGACGAACTGGTCTGGTCGTACGTCAACGCCAAGAGCCTTGACCCGTTCAACCACGAGCCCATCGAGGTGTGGTCTGTTGATCTGGACTCATCGGCCACGACGCGCTACACAAACTACAACTTCAACAGCTACGCCAAGATCGCTGGTAAGTATTACGGTGCGCAGCCAGAAGGTGTGTATGAGCTGGACGGCAACACCGACGCTGGCGCAGCCATCGTCAGCCGTGTGAACCTCGGCCGCAAAGACATGGGCTCGCCGATGCTCAAGCGGCTCGAGTCTGCGTACATGGCGGTGAGCTCCTACGGCACGATGTATCTCAAAGTCACTGACCACGACGGTAAGACCTACACGTACAAGGCCCGTCGGAACACGTCGAAGCTCGAACAGCAGCGCGTGGACGTTGGTCGCGGGCTGCTCGCCAACTTCATGGCGTTCGAGGTGGTTAACGCGGGCGAAGACTTCGAGCTTGCGGGGCTTGAGTTCATGGCCGTGTCGCTGAGCCGGCGCATCAGGTAGCCGACGTGGCTACTAAACCGCCGAAAGAGTGGGGGTCGACATCACCTGGCGGGCTCGCGGACGTGCGCGGTCTGCACGGGCTTGGGCTCGAAAACATGCCGTACGCGAAGTCGATCGACCTCGCCAACGGCACGAGGGCATACAAAAACGCGAACGCTCGCGATGAGGTCTACAAGGATGTCGTCGTTCCATCGAGGCCGGGGCAGTACGTCACGACCGGGCGGCACTTCGGTAGCGCGAGCGCAGTGCTGGCCGTGTCCCACAACTACTACGGTCCATACCACGACTTCGGCCTGTCAGTAATCGGCGGCTCGGCTGGGGGTATCGAGTTTGGGGGGAAGGGTGACGTCCTAGCGTATGGTTTCACTGGGTCTGGAGGTGCCCATGAAATCGCCCGCACGACGAACTTCAAGACGAAGGTGGTTGAGCTGAGCACGTCCGTGCCACAGACGAAGTTCGGAGATATCTGGTCCCTCGTCCTCCCACTGCTGACTTTCAAGACCCTGCAGGGGCCGGTCGAGCGCTCGGTGGTTCACTTCAGTGGCGTGTACAGCTGGACTCACCGCACTGTCGCCCCAAGCCACTGGTACAGGTCCGACAAGGTTTGGACTCCCAGCAGCGTCGTCTTCTACGCCACGCACGACCAGTGGTCCGCGCACGCGATCGCGCTCACTCCGCTGGAGTCTGTGTCGATGGTCGGTGTGTTCGCCCGCTACTCGCTGTACGAGTTCGGCGGGACGGAGGCCACGAGGCCAATCAGTCCTGCGACGTCCGCCATCCCGTTCCCGTACCTGCTGGTGAGCGAGAACGCAGGCCAGAACTACGACGGAGTGATCGTCGACTACATGTTCGCCGGCTGCTCCTACGAGTGGCAAGCCCCCGGCGTTGCGCTGGTGTCGAACCCATACGGCAAGGCCAGAGCCGCGAAGGTGGGTGGGTTCGAGCCAGCCAACACGTTCACTGCTACGTCGCTGAACGGCACGAAGCTGCTCGGGTTCATGGTGATGGCGGACGCGCCGGGCGGCGGGTCACACAAAGAGTACCGGATGTGGCGTGGGGCTTCGTTCGACGCTATGACGCGCACGGCTACGCCTGCAGGGTTTGGCTCCACGTGGGACGGCGTCGATTTCGTGTTCACGAACACGAAGCACCAGGCTATCGGACTGATCGCTACGAAAGACGGAGTGACCAGCATCGTGTCTGGCCCAAAGATCCTCTTCGTGACCTTAGATTACGGGACTACGTGGTACGCGAGGAATCTCCCCTGGCCGCAGCTCTATACAGGTCACGTTCGGGCGGTGTCGTCCAGAGAACTCGCTGTCCACGTACATGACGGGGTCGATACCGTACATGTGTACATCTCACGCGACCTTGGCCTTAGTTGGTCGAGGGCGGCGGCAGCGGAAACACAGGTGCCTATCCCGACACTTGGAAGTCTGGACGACTTCGGCTATAGCCAGCAAATATCCACCGGCACGTCCGCGCCTCCGACATACGACCCGATGGCCCCCGACAGATACGACTATCGGCTGAAGCCGGAACCTTTCAATCCATAAGGAAACACCATGGCAACCCTAGATATTGTGGGCAGTGGTCCGTACCCCCTCGTCTCTGCTGTAGTCGAGCGCGCGGCAACTCTGTCGAATCAGCTGTACATCGCCGCGCAAAAAGAGATCGCTCTGGTCGTGGCCCAGACGAGATCAATTCAGCCGCTGGAAAAGGACAACCCAGTGGTGGAGGGAATCTCCGTATTCCCGGTTATCCCTGACAACCTGGACGCTCTGCGGTTCGACCATGTATTCGCGGCCAACACGACGGCACGGCATAACCTGGAGGCTGCCTTCGACGGCAAGATTGCCGAGTACCTCAACTACGTGTTTCCGCTCGATGGCGGGGTTACGGCTGCACAGGCTTGGCTCGCGAGTGTGTTCAACGGGACTGCGCTCGACCCCGTCCATGAAGAACGTATCTGGGGTCGTGAGCGCAACCGCATCCGCAAAGAAGCCGCGAATGGGATCGACGAGACGTTGGCTTTGTGGGCGGGCAGGGGCTACGCGCTGCCCCCGGGTGCAGCAGTCGGTGCGGTTGCAGCAATTCAGCGCACACAACTCGAACAAGCTGCCGCAGCGTCTAGGGACATCGCGGTCAAGACGTACGAGACGGAGATCGAGCTGCTCAAGAACGCAGTCGACCAGACCATCCGTATGCGCGTTGAAGCCATCTCCCACATGGCTGAGTTCATCAAGACCGCTGCGATGGGTCCGTTACTCATCAACGAAATTCAGCAGGGCACAACTGAGATTACGGCGAAGCTCACGGAGGCCACGCTTGAGTATTTCAAGGTCGAGAACGCATACCGCAGCGTCAAGTTCGAGAAGCAAAAAGAAGTGGCCGAGTTCAACCGCGAGTTCAATAAGCTGAAGTTTGACTCCGAACTCGAGCGCGTCAAAACCCAAGCAATGGGTGTACTCGAGGCTGCAAAACTCGCCGGAACTATGGCTGCTGCCGCACTTAACGGTATCCACGCATCGGCTGCGGTTCAAGGATCAAGCTCAGATTCAACGTCAACTCAGTTGTACGCGTGACCTCCCGTGCTTGATAATCTACTATCTAAGATTGATCGGAGTTAGACCATGCAGAACATGAGCCGCATTATCAAGTCTGGGTTGCGCTACGCCAACGGGGGCGTGGTGCCGGGTAAGGGGAATGGCGACAAGATCCCTGCGATGCTGACCCCCGGCGAGGTGGTCGTACCCAAGGCGGTTCTTCGCGACCACCCGGCGCTTGCCCCAGCTTTGGGTGACATGCGGGAAGAAGCGCTCGAAGGGCAGGGCAAAAACGTCGCCAAGACCAATGCTCAGGCTCTGCGTGGTCCGGTTGCACACTTTGCAGATGGCACTCCTTCGGCGAACCAGGAGGCATTTAACGCTTCTCGAGACGGATCCACACCACGCGCAGCCTCACAGACCGCTACGCCAGAGGCGGGGCCAATACGGCAACCCATAAACGTAGATGCTGCATCGCCAGTCGGTTCTGCAGCGGCTACAGAGGCAGCAGCAGCGAAGCCAGCTGGTTTCTTCGCCCGTAACGCGGCTGCAGCCAGTAGTGCTCTCGGCAAAACTGGGAGTTCGCTGGTCGCCGGGGCAAAGATCGCCGGAAAAGCTCTTCCGCTCGCAAGCGGCGCGGCAGAACTCGGGGCTGGCATCTACAACCGGGACGCAGAACAAGCCGGGTGGGGTGCAGCGGATACAGCCGCTGGGGCTCTGATGTACACACCGGCTGCTCCTGTCGCTGGCGCGTACTTGGGCATACGCGGTGGCCAAGCAATCGCCAACCAAGCGCTCGGCGAAGAAGGCCGCGATGCGGTCGGCGGAACCATCAACGAACTTGGGCAGGCGCTTCGTCGGGGAACCAACGGGAAGCTCGGGTGGGGGACGAGCCCGGACGCGATGAACACTCTTCGCGCTCAGGATCAAGCCGCCGCCGCAACCGCCGCAGCAAAACCATCAACGCCGGCTGCAACCGCTTCGACGCCAGCAGTATCGGCAGCACCAGCAGCACCAGCTGCAAATGTCGGTAGCCCAGTCATTCGTGCGTCACCCGCAAACGGGTCACCGCTCTATTCAGACGATGGGTCCGGCAACCCTGTCACCGAAAGCTCTAGCGGGCTCAGCGGCGGAAGCGTCGTGGGCAACCAAGCTGGGCGTGACATCAACAACCGCCTCGCTGCGCAGTACGACGCACGTATCGCCGGCGAGTCGAACCGTGGCGCTGGAAGTCTCAGCGGTGGGTTCGGAAACTCATCAGTGGACAAGACGAACGCCGAGTTCGCCCGGTCGAGCTTGAGAGACGACATGATGCGCATGCATGGGCGCTCCCCAGCGGCCATCGCAGCCATGGTGCAGATGTCGCAGCACCCGCAGGACTTGGAGCAAGCCCGCACGATTGCCCAGATGCAGAGCGCCACGTCTCTGCGCGGGCAGCAGATGGCTGCTGATGCGTCTCGCTATGGGCAAAACGTCGCTGCCCAGGCGTCGAACTACAACTCGGACAACTCGCTGCGCGGTGCGATGGCACCAGTGCTCGCTGCTCAAGGTATTCGCCAAGCGGTCACTGCGGCGTACGGTCCCGGCGGCTCCCAAGGTGGGAGCGGTGGTGGTGGGGGAGGGAACAACGGTGGGAACTCGTCGACCATCCCAGGCGCGACGCCGGAAGAACAAGCTCAGTTCGAGAGGCATAACACTGCTGCAGATCGACTCGAACGCGCGGGCTTGACGGCGCAAGGGAAGGAGGCCCGAGACTCAGCCACCGCAGTCACTACGCGTGTCGCGGCTCGCGGTGGGGAACAGCGCAAGACGATCGACGATCTGACTGGTTATCTCCAGTCCAACTTCAGCGACCCAAACGACCCGGCCAAGCCTGATGCGCAAGCGGCTGGAAAAGCGGCAGCTCGGGTCTTTGCCCAATACGGCGACCAACTGAAGGGCTTGTCGCCCGCAGCGATGCAAGCCAAAGCGCAAGAACTGTTCGAAAGCCAACAGCTGCACGACCACGAAAGCCAAGTCGCTCCATCCATATTTGACCGGGTCAAGGACAAGCTCGGTGTGTACACACCGCCGGCTCCTATCTCTATCGGCGATCGTGACCTTCGTGGCGGCAGGACTGAAAACGGTGGGCTGTTTAGTCGCGGCAACTCTCACGAGACGCTCACGTACATGCCGGACGGCAGCGTGGTCAACCACGGTATGTTGACTTCAAGCCAGCGTGCAAATGTTCTCCGGCGCGGCCAGAAGGACTACAAGTAATGGCTACCTTGCGCGATATGGGAATCACCCCGTACGGAGCGGGTAACCCGGCTCCAACGTTGCGCGACATCGGCATTGCGCCGAACATCGCTGCTGACCCAACGGCCAATGACGACCAGATCGCAGCCAACGGCATGGGCCAGCTTCGGCGCGGCTACGTGTCTGGCAGTTATGGCGTCGACGCTGACCGGGCTCGGGCCGAAGAGATGTCGCTTCGGGCTGGCGGCAAGATCTCCGAGGCCGATGCAATGGACGAACAAGTCCGTGCGCTACAGCAACGAGCAGCGACGTTCGCTCCAGCTCAGCAAGATGTCACCAAGCTGCGGTTCGGCGAAGACGGTGGCATTGGTCGCGGCATCGACTACGGGCTTGGCACGATCGGCAGCATGGCCGGCGGCATGGCCGACAACATCGGCTCCGAGGTCGCGCTCGGTGGCGCAGGCAGGTTGATCAGCGCGATCCCTCATCCGCTGGCGAAGTTCGTCGGCGGTGCGCTGCAGTTCGCCGGCCCCGCTGTCAGCTATGGGCTGAACAACCGTCAAGCAGTCGGTGAAGCTGGCAATGACATGGTGCAAGACCCAGAGTTGATGGCTCGCACCACGCCGCAAGAGCGCAACCGGATGGCGAACATCAGCGGCGGTGCGTCGGCGCTTCTCGACACTGCAGCCCCGCACATGATCGGTGGCCGGTTGATCGGACGACCTGGCCTCAAAGCACTTGAGCGCGTCCCTGTTGGGCTGAAGATAGCCGGCGACCATCTGCTCGAAGGTGGCACCGAGGTTGCGCAGAGCGCGATCAAGAAGGCTGGCCTCGCGCAACTGAACCCGAACCGCGACACCAGCGGTGACGAGAACGACTACATCAACGACTTTGCTGGTGGTCTTATCGGATCGGCTGGCATGTCTGCTCCGTCGCACATCGTGGCGGCTGGGTACAAGCGGCTCGGCGTCAAGAGCGACGGCGACGTGGGCGACAAGCTCACCGCGAAGGGCACCGACAACCTCGAAGAAAAGCTCGTCAAGACTTCGCTCAAGTCGAAGCCAGATTCGTCGCTGAACGCTGCCCAGATGTGGGGCGACCGCATGAAGTTCGGGGAGTCCGACGGCAGCACTGAGTCCCAAGAAAGCGCGATTGACGCCAGCCACGCGATGATCTCCAAGGAGCTCGCGGCCCGTGCAGCAGCCGGCGACACCACCGCCCAGCAGCATCTGGACACGCTCAGCGCAGTCGACATGAATGGGCCGGATCGGTACGACGACACGGCCCGTAACGCGGCCTACACGCACTTGGCTGGGGCCGACGGAGACAACGACGGGCTTCTCAATGCGTATCGCTCGCGTGTGACGAACAGCCAAGGCACGCTTGTGTCAGCGAGCGATCTCGGGGCAGGTAAGGGCGGCGGCGTCGATGCTCGGAGCGCTTCGGTTCGGGCCACGGCAGTCGAGCGGGAAATAACGAAGCAGCGCGCTGACCTCGCGACGCACGTGATGGTCGATGCCGTCACGAACCCGAAGCCGCAGTACAAGTACCTGGCAGCGAACCTGGCCGAAGAGCTTGCCGAGTTCGGGTCGAAGTCGTTCAAGAACCCGACGACTGGTGACTACGCCCGTGTTCAACGGATGGCCGCTCAGTTCGTGGGCATCTACGGGCCGGCCAAAGCCAAGGCGGTGCTCGACTCAGCGTCAAAGGCATCGGGTGCTGACGGCACGCCATTGCACAAGGCGATGAGTTCGCTCATCGACGTGGCCAAGAAGTCGATGCCGCAGTTCGAGCGCACGCAGTACCTTGATCGGCAGAAAGCCGCCGACCAGCTCGTGTCCGTGATCCCGCCGAATGTTCAGCTGAAGCTGCGCAAGAAGGGCATCGACCTCACGCACGAAGACACCAAAGAAGCGATGCTGGCTCAGGTCGAACGGCATTTCGACCGTGCCCAGAATGCTCCGAAGCGCCTTGAGCTCACGTCGTTATTCGGCGCTGAGACGCTCGACAAGATGAGGGATGTCGTTGGACAGCCCATCGAGCCGAGGTCGAAGGGCACGCTGGAGGATGGCTCACACGGCGCGGAGGAAGGCAGGACTGAGCGGGCCACCGAGAGCGACAAGCTGGGCACCGGCAAGGAAGAAAACGCAGAGCGTGAAGAACAGATGGCGCAGAAGAGCGCCGACCGATCGCCAGGAGCTCGTCAGTATTTCTTTAAGGGGCGTGACAAGCCGGAGGATGGAGCGACGTCGTCGAACCCGTTCGTGCGCAACAAGGACGGGAACCTTCCGACCATCTCCAAGCTCGACGCCGAAGACCACAGCGGGTCGAACACGCTGCACAACATGCTGTCCAAAGCGTACGAAGCGCTTGGCATGGAGTTTCGTGACGTGAAGGGCAATCTGGTGCGCGGCAGTCGCAAGCTGCCCGGCAGTGAAGCTCGGCAGAAGATTACGCAGAACAAGAACTTGTCTACGAGCAAAGACGGGCGGTTCGACATAGGGACTACTTCCGTCAAGTCCATCTTGGACTACCACGGGGCCAATGACTCGAAGCGCATCAGCACGTTCGCTGATTACGCAAGCGAGCACAACGTCAAGGCCGAAGATGTGGCCCGCATGAAAGCGCTCGATGCGAAGATCGAAGATCTTATAAAGACCACACCGAAGATCAAGATTTCCGCCGGCGAGCTCCGAGGCAATCCTGAGTACAAGGCGATCAAGGCTCTCAAGGACGAGCGCAAAGCACTCGCTGCGGAGATCGCCGGCGCTGCTGACATCGGGCATACGAAGGTCACCGGCAAGGATGAGACGGGTCGAGACGCTCATGAGCGTGGCGCATACAAGCCAACCTCTGAGACCACGATGGCCGATCTGGCCAACGCCTACTTCGCAGACCGGCACATCGTCGTGGCTGATGAGATTGGCGGAAAAGATCACGACCGCATGGTGCTCGGTGAGTTCAGGGACATGACCGATCGCGGCGCGAAGGACATCAAGTTCGCCAGCAAAGCCAGCATGGACGCGGGCAAGAAAGACACGCCTGAGCGAGAAGCTGGGCGCATGGCGACCGAAGTCGACATGAACCTGATCAGGTTCGAGACCCCGCACACGAACAGCAAGAAAGACGTCGCTGTCCGAGCTCAGGCCATCGTGACGTGGTTCAACAAGAACAAGACCGAGTTCGACAAAGCACCATTCAACTCCGCTGAGTCACAGGCCAAGCAGTTCCAGAACTCGCTGTTGTCGGGCATCGCAGCAATGCGCGCTGAAGGGTTCATGGTCGGCTCTCCGTACATGCTGGATGCCGAAGGCAAGAAGGAATCGTTCAGCGATGGCATCCCACCGTCGTTGCGCTTGGGCGCTCTTACACAAAAAGAGATCAACGACCGTAGAGCGAAGCGCGCAGAGAAGGCGAACGCTGAGTACCAAGAAAACAAGCTGCAGGACGCGCTTACCAAGAAGAACGAGCGGAAGGCCGCTCTTACTCAGGTAGAGAAGGAACAGGCGAGCGAGGAACAAGCTCGTGAGACTGAGGGTCAGTCATTCAACTTGGGTTCTGAGGAAGGCGTAAAGGATCTGAAGTACGGGGAAAAAATAGAGGGCGAACGCTTCTGGAGCGCACCAGAGCAGCCACGGTCGACGAACAGTTCAGACCGGGTTCCGTCCGAGACCAAGCAGAACAACGAGCAGCAGAAGGGTGTTCCTGACGAGATCACGGACACCGCCATGCGGACGAGCACGATGGACACCGAGGACAAGGTGCCTACGCTGACCCGTGCGAATGCGTTCGTGAAGGCGGATCGATACGCCGACCAGCTGCTGGGTGCGCTCAGGAAGGACAAAGAAGCTGGCCTCGCCCGCGTCAACCGTGTCGCCGCGATGATGTCCACGCCGTCGTTCGTCGAGAAGGGCAGCAACGACACAGTCGGCGGAGCGTTCTACGCCGCTCCGCTGGCGGCGTTGCTGACCCCAACCAATGTGAGGGCGTTCCCCGAGCTTGCTGATGTTCGGACGAAGGTAGCCGGACTGCTATCCAAGCGCGCTGGCGGGATGACCAGTGCTCAGAAGCTCGTTCTCGCCAAGAAGATGAACGGCGACGCGGCACTCACGGCTGCACAGAATGTTGCTCGCCAAACGATGGACGTCGTCAACCCTACCGAGCACACACTGACCGGCGGCAAGCTGACGATCAACGGGCTCGACCAGTTCTTGGCCAAGTACAAGGCCGAGCCACTGACCGCGAAGATAGAACCAGCCGCAGCGGCTGCGAAAGAGCCCGCACGGATGCTCAACGAGCAGACCGAAGCACCCGCTGAGACGACTGCAGAGCAGGTCCAATCTCCTGAGAAGGCAGCGCCGAGCGAAGCGCTCATAGCCGCTGCCAAGGCGTACATCGCCAAGGTGCTCGGGCCAAAGGTCAAGACCGAATTCCTCAAGACGTTCGACGCCGCAGGCGAGTGGATCAAAGCAGAAGACCTCATCAAGTTCTCGTTGACTGGTGGGCCGGGTCTGTTGACCGTGGCTCACCACGAAGCGATGCACGCTTTCTGGGATCGGCTGATCGAGAGCAACCCGAAAGCTGCCGAAGCGCTCGGCAACACGATGTCGTCGTCGAAGATGCTCATGCGGCTGAACGATCTGCTGCAGGACCACCCGGAGGCGCTCAAGTCGATCGCCGACGGTGCGCCAAATGCACAGGCCGAACGCGTGGCCTATGCGTTCCAGTTCTGGGCCGCTGGTCAACTCGATGTGGACAAGCCAGCCACCACGCTGTTCGCCAAATTCCAGAAGTTCTTGCGCATGGTGTTCGGCAAGGTGCGCGAAAGCGAGACGGCTCTCGACATCATGACCGCGTTCCATGAGGGCAAGCTGTCCGAGCCGAGTGCCGCAGGGTTGGCGATCGACAAGATCATGAAGGCCCAGACGTGGAACGAAGACGTCAAGCGCAGGTTCGACGGTGTAGTCCAAGGGCTACACACCGTGGTCGCACCGAGCAACGACGTGCTGCGCAAAGAAACACTCAGCGCGACTGCACAGGCTCTGGCTCGCGCGATGTTCACCAATCCGGGCGAGGGTGCGGACGGCCAGTTCAAGGCCGGCTACATCAACGCTCGCGTGCAGATGACGCGCAAGTTTTCCAACTACATGTACAAGACCTTGAAGGGTCTGAGCGAGCGGGACATGGCGAACGCCATGGAAGCGCTGCACATGGAACTTGACTTGAAGGACATCAAGTCGACCCCGGTGCGCGAGTCGGTCGAGAAGATCCGTGGCCTGTTCGCTCGGTTCCACACCTACGCGACCGAAGACGCCGGCATGAAGCTGGAGTACCTCGGCCCGAAATACTTCCCACGTGTCTGGAGCGCGAACGATCTGGTCGCCCGCAAGGAAGACTTCACCGCGATGCTTTTGCAGCCGAAGTACGCGAAGACCATGGACGCTGCGGTCAAGGCCATCAACGCGTCCAACCCCGGCGTCACGTACACCGCAGCGGACGTGGCAGGGTTCATGCACCGTGACCTCGTCGACCGCAACGGCGTCGACGTGGCTGGCTTCAGCGGCGAACGTACACACGAGATCCTGACACCGTTCTTCGCGTCGCAGAAGGAACGTAACTACAAGTGGATCTCTCAAGAAGACGTCTCACCGTTCTTGGAGAAGGATCTGGTCGGTGCGATGTCGCGCTACATCCACCAAGGTGTGCGTGCTGCTGAGTTTGAGCGTCGCTTCGGCGAAGGTGGTGCCAAGCTGAAAGAGTTGGTCGCTATGAAAGGCGACTTGGAGCGCGACGAAGAGACGGGCAAGATGGTGGCTCGCGAGACGCACGGAACCATCGCTGCTGAGATGGTCGAGTCGATCGCGGCCAAGGGTATCAAGGGCAAGGAAGCCGAAGAGATGCTCGCCCGCCACATGAGCGACGTGAAGAACTCTGTCCAAGCGCATGAGGGCTCGCTGGGTGGTGACATCAGCCCGGCGTGGCGCAAGCTCTCGTCGGCCGCGATGGCCTACCAGAACGTGCGGCTTCTCCCCATGGCGCTGTTCTCTGCGTTCGGCGACATCATGGGCCTGCACGCTCAGAACGGCGGCGACTACGCCAAGACGTTCGAGGCGTTCACCGACGGTCTCAAGGAAGTGTGGGCCAGGTGGAAGGATGCAGCGAGCGACGTGCCGGCAGAACGCCAGCAGCAGCTCGCTGAGCGCATCGCCGAGGCAGTTGGTGCGGTCGACTCGCACATGTTCTTGGAGCAGATGGGCAAGGCCCACACCTCCGAGTTCATGACCGACTTTGCCCGTAACGCCAACCGCAAGCTGTTCGTCGCCAACGGTCTGACCGCTTGGGACCGCTCGATGCGCGTGTCGGCCACGAAGATGGCTGTGTCGTTTCTCGAAGACCACTCGAAGCTGCCGGACAAGAAGCACAGCGCTCGGTGGCTGGCTGATCTGGGCCTCGAAGCGAAAGACATTCCACTCGATGCCGACGGCAAACTGATCTGGGACCGCCACGTGCTCGCGGCTACGCGCTTCACGGAGGGCATGGACGACGCCAAGAAGTCAGCGGTGCTCAAGCAAGCCACGGCTGACGTGGACAAACTGCACTACGCCATCGTGCGGTGGACTGAGGCTTCGATCCTCACGCCTACGGCGGCTCAGCGGCCAACGTGGGCCAGTGACCCGCACTACGCGGTGCTGTTCCACCTCAAGCAGTTCACCTACAGCTTCCAGCACACGATCATGAAGCGGGCGTTCAATGAGGCAGCACACGGGAACATGAACCCGATCGGTGCGCTGGCCGCGACCATGCCGATCATGGTGGCGAGCGATATTGTCAAGGGTCTTGCGTTGGGCGGCGGGGCGGTGCCCGACTACATGGCTCACTGGGGCGTAGCTGACTGGGCGGAGCACGGGTTCAACCGCGCTGGTCTAGCCGGTGTGTCCGGCTTCGGCATGGATGCGCTGCACGACCCGGCCAGTCTGTTTGGGCCGACGGTCGACCAGATCGCCGGCGGTGCGTACGACTTGGTTACCGGCAAGAAGTCTTTGGCTAGTTTGCTGGTCGATGCGACTCCAGGCGCTCGACTGTTTAGTGGCGTCAAAGACATGGCGAGGGCTGTGGAGTAACCCCTTTCCCCGCCCCCCATTCCCTGAAATGATTTTGATAGTTGGTTACTAAACTGGAGTTATTTATGACTGAAGAAGTGATCGACATAGAGACTTGCGAGTCGTGTAAGTTTTGGAAAGATGAGACAGAGGCGGCGGACAAGGTAAAGAACGGGACATGCCGTAGATACCCGGCGACTATCTTGTGCGACGAAGGAGTGTTTGCGTGCCAACCGATGACTGAGTCTGACGAGTGGTGCGGCGAGTACGCCCGCCGATTGCATTGAGTGTCGATTTGCGGTTGAAAGAGTTTGCCAATGCCAGGCAGATTCAATACATCGACGCAGTACACAAACATGGTGGAGTCAGAGCAGCAGCGAGGGCTATGAATGTCTGCCACAGCAGCGTGCAAGGTGCGTTGGTGTCGGCAGCTCGTACTGCAGCTCTGAGGGGTTACGCCCCCGCCGAGGATATGAACCACAAGGTGCCTGACGGATTCAGCGTCAAGGGCATCAGCACCTACTACAACTCTGACGGTAAGGTCACCGGGCAGTGGGTCAAGAGCAAAGAGGACACCGAGCGTAGGGAAGAGATCGTGCGCGAATCTATTCGCGTGCTCTCGGAAGACGTCCGTGGACTTTCTCCCATCGTGACCCCGCCGCAGCGCGTGAACGAGGACTTGCTGGCGGTTTATCCGCTAGGCGACCCGCACGTGGGCATGAGTGCTTGGGCTCAGGAGGCTGGGGCTGATTTTGACCTCCACATTGCCCGCAAGCTGACCCTCGGTGCGTTCGATCGGCTGATCAGCGCAGCGCCTGCTGCACACACTGCGGTCGTGCTGCCCTTGGGTGATATTTTTCATATCGACAGCCAAACGAACGTCACGCCTGGCCATGGCCATCAGCTCGACGCTGATGGGCGCTTTGTGAAGGTTCTCCAGGTCGGGATCGAGATGTACCGGCATGCCATCCTGCGCTGTTTGGAGAAGCACCAGCACGTCGTCGTGAGGTTCATGGCCGGAAACCACGACCCCCATTCAGTGTGGGCGTTGTCCTTCACCATAGCGGCGTACTTCTCGGAAGAGCCTCGCGTGATGGTTGATTTGAGCCCAGCTAAGCACTGGTTTTACAGGTTCGGCAAGGTGCTGATAGGTGCCACCCATGGGGACACAGTTCGTCCTGAAGATCTGCTGGGTGTGATGGTCGCTGACCGTGCCCAGGACTGGGGTGAGACGAAGCACAGGTACTGGTACACGGGCCACATCCACAACCAGTCTGTGCGCGAGTTGCCGGGCGGATTGATCGCTGAATCCTTCAGGACACTCGCTGCGCGCGATGCTTACGCATCAGGCAAGGGCTACAGGGCAGGGCGTGACATGAGGCTGATCGTCCATGACCGAGAGCATGGAGAGATCGAGCGCCACAGGTGTGATGTTGGGATGGTTGAATGAAGGCGCGCATCCATGTCAACCAGCACGTGATCAAGTCGAACGCGAAGACGGGCGCGAGCGAGCCAGTGTTTACGGTGAAGACCTACAAGTCAAACACGCTTGCGAATGAAGTGTCGATCGATGGGCCGAGCAAGTTGGTGTACAGCCCAGACAACCCGCTGTCGTGCGGAGCTAGAGTCTGGATAGAAACAGACTCTAGCTTCGTGACGATCACTCCACCGTGATGTGAGTGTGGCTCCAAGTGTCATCGGTTTGGATGATGATCATCTTGGAGCTACCAGGGCTGGCCTTGTAGCGCGATTTGATAGGCCCGATGGTGAGCATGCTGCGCTCGTTGATCTTTCGTTCAGACGCTGAGATCCATCCATGTTCATTGATGGCGTGTCTAGCGATGAGATCAAACGGAGCGCGTTTGAGAACCAGTCGGGCTTGGGCGGAAAGGTGTAGCGCTCCGAGCAGGAAGTTTGATTGCATGTTCAGGTGAGTGGCTCAATTTCTTTTGGCAGTTTTGCTTGCACGTTGAGGAACATGATCAGTCCTGCTTTGCCGGTGGGGACGTCCACGATAAGTGTTTCTGGGCGGCTTGGCGCATAGTTCTTTTTCAATGCGGTGCGGCACTTGCTGGCGAGCGTCGATGAGGGGTGCCAGATTTCTTTGAGGATGTCGTCTTGGGTGAGGAACGTGGTGCGGTAGAGCTTCATTGGGGTTTCCTTCTAAGAAAAATGGACATAGTGGACGGACATAGAAAAACGTAGACCCGCATAAACAAAGGCCTAGCGGAGAGGTGTGAGCACCTTGACATGGTGGGGGTCGTTGGTTCGAGTCCAATCGCGCCTACCAATCTACAGGGGTTCCATAGTAAGGAACCACTAACAGATTGGTATTAGAGAAGTCTGGGGAAGTCACACGTAGCCCCGTGTGGACATAGCAAAGACATAGTTGTGGGCATAGTTCTGGTTAGATCGAACACGCACTCTCACGCAGCTATTCACTGCGCCGGAGTGCGTTTTTGTTTGTCCTGGGCCAGCAGCAAATCTCGCAGCACGATGCCCATGCCACGAAACTTCAAGAACGCTTGCTCAGCCGGCCTGCTCGTGAACACGGTGTGCTCGGCGTGCAAAGCCCAGACATCGAACGCACTGATCATGAAGTTGTTGATGGCGTTGTCTTTTTCTTCTTCGTCGCACAGCATGGGTGCGTTATCCAGGGGAGTGAACATGGTCGATTGCTTTCTTGGGTTGGTTGTTGTTGGCAAATGAATCGATGTGGCTTGGTGCGTGGTGCGCATAGTTCAAGACCATGCGCAAATCAGACCACCCGCCAAGGTCTTTGAGCACTTCGATTGGGGTGCCGTTTTGCACGTGCCACGTCGCCCAGGTGTGGCGCAGCCCGTGCCACGTGAAGCCCGTGTACCCGGTCTTGTCGCGCTCGCCGATGCCCGCCCGTATGCAAGCCTGCATGAACGAGGTCTTCACGTCTTTGATGGGCTTGCCACGGAACAAGAACACGAACGCAGAGCGAGGTGCGAGCGCGTTATCAGCGAGCATCAGCTTGGACTTCCATGGCCGGTACGCGCTCAGCTTGGACTGGGCCTCCAGCACAGCCAGTGCGGCCGTGTTGAGCGGCACGCGGATGGGCTTGTCCGCCTTGGTGTCCTCGCCCTCAATCCACACCACCTTGCGCGCAAGATCCACGCGTGACCACTCCAGGCCGAGCACGTTGGCTTGACGCAGCCCGGTGTGAATCGCGAATTCGGCCATCGGCTTCATGTGATCGGGTAACTCGACGTACAGCCTGGCCCACTGCTCATGAGTGATCCACTCACGCGGCTTGGTCTTTTTGTCGCGGCGCTTGATCATCGACAGCTTGATGCCCGACAGGCTCAAGATCGCAGCGATCATGTTGCAGTAGCGCGTGTAGGTCGCAGCCGTTTTGCAAAATCCGAGAGCCTTGTTGATGTCCTCGGCGGTGATGCTGGCCAGCTGCCGGTCGGCAAAGTTGTTCGCAAACTTGACCAACGCGTACAGCTCGGAGTTGCTGCGCGTTTCGACGAGCATCCACTTGGTGACCGCAGCACTCCAGCTGTCACCTTGGACGCGGGGGGCTGCTCGCCATAGAGTTATCTGGAACTCGTTTTCGCGCTCTTGCGCCGTTCGCTTATCAAGTTCTCCAGTTGTCTGACGTATTCGCCGTCCGTTGTGACGAAGGTCCGACCACCAGACTTCGCTGTTCTTTTGCTTGTAGAGCATGGGGATGGTGCTTTCACAGGATATTGCTCGCGCATGTAGACGAGCAAGTCGTCTTCGATGTAGCCCCAGCTGCGCCCAATCTTGGCCCCAGGGATGTCGCCGCAAGCGGTGCGTTCTCTGAGCGTGTTGGGGTGGAGGTGGAGCAGCTCAGCAGCTTCGCCCAGGTCCAGCGTCCTAGTGGCTCGCATAGATCAGGCGCAGTGCTTTTATGGCAAGCGCGTCTCCTGTGCGTGCGCGTGCGACCACGAAGGAGGTTGCGTCCTTGGCGTTGGTGCTTGGGTGCGGCTCGGCGGGAAAGATCTCCCAGTGCATGGACTTTCGCTCGAGGTGGTACACGTCGCACATCATCCAGCCCTGAGCTCGGGCAACTTGCTGCTCTTGGGAAGTTAGTAGATCGAAGTTAGACATAAGGTGTTGGGGCGTAGAAAAAGGCGGGGGTGAGCCCGCCTTTTAGGTTCATCAGCGATGTGTCTTACGGTTTGGTTCTGATGCTGAGCACCAGGTTTGGAAGCTCGATCGTGATGACCGACCCCTCTTCTGTAATGAGCACCGAAGGCCGGTCAGCGAGGATTCTCGGTGTGTACGGGATTCCCTCTTCGATGCCGAGCGAGGAATGCAGCTTCGGGCCTTTGCTGCCCTTCCACATGTACATCCACCTGGCGCGGGAGTTTTCTGTCTTGGGCGCAGGTAATCGGATAACTTGTCCTTTTCTCCACAGTCCGCCGAGATAGTCGGAAACTCTATTCACGGAGGCTGCGTGTTGTTTTATCTCGGGCAAGTCAAATAGTGACTGGCAGTCAAGCGGTTCGGTAGCTGCTTTTAATGCAGCTTCGAGCGCTGGAAAAAGACCATTCTCATTTGTACGCATTTTGATTTTCAGGGCGGTTCTACTTCGACCTGCCCTGCCTTTTCGATGTGAAGGTAACTGGTTACTTTCTTCTCAGGAGTTAACGAAATTCGAGATGAACGAAGCAATGTCTTTCTTGCTTTTCATCTTGCTCTTGAAGTCGGCGCATGAAATACCGAGCTTTGCGATTTCGGGGCTCAATATGCACCCGCCGGTTTTGGTTCCAACCACGATCGCTGCGTTACGGCCTTCAGCTTGGCGGTCTTTGATCCACTTGGTCTGCAAGCAACTCAGCGCTGGCACGATAAAGGTGTCATTCCTGGCAGGCAATGCGATGAATTTGTATTCAACCCAAAGGTCTCTATGAGACCCGCTGTACCAGACATCAGGTGTGCCGCCCCGGTAGGGGTTGCACATCTTTTCAGCGTAGCACTCCACATGTCGGTGGACGCCGGCGATGAAGCTGTTTTCCGGCGTTGCCACTTTGAAACTTGCTCGTATCTTACGCCGTAGTCGTGTTTAGATTTGAGACGATGCGTGCGTTAATTTGCTGCACCAGCTTGGCTTGATGGATCGCATCAGCCAATGCGTTGTGGGCAACGCCTTGACGTTCTGGTGAGATACCTTTGGCTTGTGGCAAGGTCTTCAGCGTACGCACGCAGCGCGAGTTCCAAAACTTCCACGGGATGTCCATGTGGAACTGGGAGAACGCGTGGGCCAGCATCGGCAGATCGAAGTCTGCTCCGTTGGACCACATGTAGTGGTTGTCGGTATAGAGCCAATCACTCAGTTCGCACAGGGTGGCTTCCAAGGTTTGCTTGGGCTCGTGGAAAACTGCTTGAGCCGCAGCGGACTGCTTGAGCCACCACATCAGGGTGTCTTCCTGGACGTGGCGTTTGACTTCAAGGTTGGAGTCGATGGACACCGAGGCGTAGAATGCTCCGTCGTCGATCTTCGCTGAGTCTAAATCGAATTTGACCGCCCCGATGGACATGATGACTGCGTCGGCTCGGGTTCCCAGGGTCTCCAAGTCAACCATTACGTGCTTATACATGTCTTCTTTCTGTGCCGTAGCACCGTTGCACGACCCCCCCGAACGCAGGGCCGTGCGTCAGGGGGATGGATTAGACGGTTTCAGCGACCTGGACTTGCATTGCGGCGGGTTTTCGCCCGCGCTTGGCAGGCTCAGCTTGCACGGCGTCCAGCACCACTAACTGCTCGTTGAGCTTTTCGCGGTTCTTGTTCGCAGCGTCGAACACCTTGGTGTGCTTCTTGGTAGCAGCGTCGATCTCTTTTAGAGCTGCTGCGACGAGCTTTGCACCGGCCTTGGCGGCAACGCTCAGCGTCTTTTCGGCTTCGGCCATCAAAGCGGTTGACTGCTTTATGGCGACGTTCATCGCTTTGGTGGCGACGCTGACATCTGCTTCGCTGAGCTTGACGGTCTTGTCGATCGACTTGACGGCGGAGGTGAGAGCCAGTTCAGCGGACTTCTTTTCAGCCACTGACATGATTTTGGAGGGTTGGCGAGCCATGGAATTTTTCCTTTAAGTGCAGGTTGTAGGTCAGCTCGTTTATTCGAACTGCCCGGGAAATAAGTCGATCGATGATTGACTGTCGACGTCTTGTGTTGGCTTCGAGGGACAAGCACAACATGACCTCGCCTTCAGTCAGATCATTGATGACGGTGTTCAGGCTCTTGTACGAAACAAGAGCCTGATCTATGCGAAATCTTCCATCCGTTGAAGATCTAAGGGTCCGAAGTGTCATGCGGAGTTGTGACAGACCGAAGTAAGGGTTACTACTTAACGGCGCATCCCGCGAGCGGGGGTGGCCTTGGCAGGCTTCGTGTTTGTCACGTCGGGCTCGGTGGCCAACATGGCCTGCGCTTCGGCTTGTCGCGCGAAGTGCGAGGTGAGGTGGTGGTTTGGCTGCGCGTCGCTGAACACGAGCGACGCGTAGGTCTTGGTCGGGTCCAAGCTGACCATGGTGACCACGCCCACAGGGGGGGTCTGGAACGTACGTACAACGCCGCCGACGTAGGCGTCGAAGCCCTTGAGGCCGGTTGGAGAAACCGCCAGTTGCCACAGCGCGGTGTCATCCTGCGCTTCGGGTGGAAGTACAGCCAGCACGCGCTCGTTCTTGCACGCTTTGCCGTTGCCTTTGCTGCCGAACTGGTTCATCGGGCACTCAGCGCAGGTCTTGGCCTGGGGCATGGGGCTGTTGGCTGATGGGACCATCTTCGCCGGGTTGGTGCCGATCGAGAAGCACACCGGCGAGGTGATGTTGTTCGAGTCGAAGTTGCCCTCGTAGAACGAGTTCTTCGCGACGAAGTCAACGATCACCAGTTCGAGCGGACCTGGGGTCTTCGAGCCGTCCGGCAGGGTGAACGCGCCGGGCGACAGCTTGATCTTGCTGCCCGAGGGAGGCGCGATGCGGTCGGACATCGAGGCGATTTGCGCCGCGATTTGGTCTTGGATGCTGACCAAGGACGATGGGCGTTGGACAGCTACCGAGGTAGCTGCGTCGCCGGACTTCTGGAGTGCTTTTGTAGCCATGGTTTCTTTCGATCGTTCTTAGAGGTTCGACAATTAAGCCGAGATGGTGCGCAGGTTGAGGCGCTTCTTCACGAACGGCTCAGCGCCGGGTACTTTTTTGCCAGAGTCGAGTAGTTCTCGATACGCTGGGTCTGACACGCGACGCTGCAGAAGGTGGAAGTAACCCGTCTTCTTGATGTACGCGTAGAACTTGTCCCAATTCTCATCGCCGCTGATGTTGGCAACGATGCTGTGAGTGAACGAGACTGAAGCTTTCTTGCCGCTGGCTTTGTCGACTCCTTCGCTGTCCATCCTGGACAACAAGGACTCTTCTATCGCGTGCATCTTTTCGGCGACTTCGCTGGCTTCGGTTTCGAGGGACTTTTTTTGCTCACGCATTGCCCAGAGCTGGTCGATCATGGTTCCGACCGAGGCCGGGCGGATGGTGATCTTGGGAGGGGATGCGACTTCTGTCATTGATGTTCCTTCGACGCAATGTTAATCTAAGTTAGATAGTAGATCAATAGGTAAAACGAATCAAGTGTGAATGCCCCACTTGTGCTCGTTGCTCGGCGGCTCGACGCTCACCGTGTAGGTCGGGGCAGACCCGTCGAGGCTCTGTGCCGGCCCGCTGTAGATCAGCCCGCCCATGAGCTGCCGGCGCTGCTTGCCGTCACCGATCATGAAAGCAAAGCTGTGAGGTGCGAAGTCCTTGTGGACGAAGCACAGATCCGGCCATGAGGTCATGCCGGCCAAACGCGCGAACATCGAGTTCAGCTGGTCGCGGCACCCGTGCTCTTCGGCGAACTGGATGACGTCTTCGTAGTGCTGTTTGCACTCGATGACCAGACCCAGTTTTTCTTCTTGGTACTTACTTGCTGTAGTTGTAGGCATAGCCACCTTCTGCTGCTAGAGGAATATCCGCACACCAAGGTGGCGGGGTTTGCATGATCTCGATCATCTTGGCGAACGATGATTCGGCTTGGTCTTCAGGAACGCAGGTAACGATCTCATCGTGCGTGGTCATCACCACGCGCATGGTCTTGGAGATTTCCAGCATCTGGTGCGAGCACACGATGATCCTGGCGAGAGCTTGGACAATGTTTTCACATAGCTTGCCGGAGTAGATCTTCGTGCGTGACTTTTTGGATTGGTATGACCACTCTTCCATACCCTGTTCGTTGAGGTCGCAGGAAAGGCCTGGGTACTTGAGCGCCATGCCGTTGGGCAACCAGATCGTCTCGAACTCGTAGTCGAGCGGGCCGAGCGTGTCCTTGGTGTTTGGCAGGGCCATGGCTTTGATGACTTCACCGCACGTTGACCAGCCGTTGTAGATCTTCTTGTTGGTGGCTCTGTACTTGTTGACGATCTCCCTGCACTTGGCGGAGTCGAAGTGGACTGGAGGCCCGCCGAGCGCGCCCTTGGCCAACGTCAGCTGGAAGGTGAGCGGACCCATCTGGTAGCCGAGGCCCAAGACGCAATTGAAAACCAACACATCCGACACCGTGTACCGAAAACGCGGCCCTGCGTTGGCTATGTCGTAGACGCGAACTGTTCGAGTATTTGTTCTCCGGTCAAGCCTTTCCTCATGAGCTGGTATGTCCAGCTGTAGCTGTACGGACTCATGAAATCTGCTAGAGCTACAAGTTTTCCGTTCCACAGAATCTTTGCTGTGATGCGTCTGTTGCGTACTTGCTCTTTCCGTGTTGCCAACACGTACCGAGAGTCGTTTACGCGGTGTATCTGCGATGACGTGATCGTCACAGAACCGAACTTCTTGCCCAGCAGCTCCGGTACGTTGGAGCCCAACCATTTCGGATGCTGCTTGCCCGAGCGAAACAACCCGTCCGTCTTGGGCAAAGACTTCGTGGTCTGGTGTGGCTGTAAGACCGTCATACGTGATTACCTCTTTGATACCTTGGTAAATGACTCCGCTATGAGTGACCCATTCGACGCCATCCCATAACCTGTCTTCAAGCGTGATCAGCTGTATGGGAACGAGTCCGCGATGGGTAAGAACGAGCGAACCTTCAGCAAAGCAGACCTTGCCAACGAATCGCTCCAGCTTGTCTTTCTTGGTGATCTCCCTGCCGTACACGGTGTCGCCGAACTTGCAGTACGCGTCGCGATCGCTTCCTGTGGCAAAACTTTGCTGATCCTTTGGTAGCTTGGCCTGAGCAGCGTCGTACTTGTCGGCGGCGCGGAAGGAGTCCAAGAGGTCTTTCTCGCCCCACAACCAGGCGTTGACTCGTGCCTCGATCTGGCCCGAGTCAGCGACGATCAGGACATGGCCTGGTGGCGCGAGGATGGACTGGCGCAGCTCGCCGCCACGGGTCAGGTTCTGCATGTTGATCTTGTTGTTGCCTCCGTACCGGCCGGTGTGAGCCCGGTAGTAGGAGTAACCGACCGGCAGCTTCATCCCGTTGGCGCCGTCGCACAAGAACCTTTCGGCTTTGGTGGCGTTACCCACCGACTTGATGGCCAGGCGAGCGTCGACGAGGTTGCGAAGCCTGGCCTGCTTGGCGATGATTTCCGTCATGTCGTCAGGGTTGTCTACGTCGTAGTCAGATCCCCATACAGATATTTGTTCAGGAATGTCCAGGAACTCGGTATCCGTCTTGGAGAACGCGTAGGAGTAGACCTCCTCGTCTTCACGTTCACTGGCGGGCTTCTTCAGCCATGCTGGCGAGACCTTCTCCGGCGGGATAACTCCTTCAGCGCGCAGCAGCTCGGCGAACTTCGGGGAGCTGCCGACGACGCGCTTGATCACCAAATCATCGCGTTCTTTACCAACAAGGGCGCGTTCTTTCTTTGTCTTTAATACGGTCTTGTCGTCGTAGTAGTCGCCTGGGTTGAGGACGCTGGCGAGTGCGTCTTCACGTTGCTGTACTTCTCTGGCGTACTCGGCTTGCACACGTGGGATGTCCACCAGGAGCACCGGGTCGCAGAACATGCGCATCGTGAGGTCGATGATGTCCATCTCGGTGCTCGGCATCTTGGGGAGCATGCACTTGAACACGTACAGCATTTCATCGACGTCGCCAACGCAGTACGGAGCCACGACGTCGAAGAGTTCTTGGTCCCAGTCGCGCACGCCCTTGGTGAGCTCAAGCACGCCGTCGATCTTGCCCTTGCCGCCATAGTGTTTAGACACCTCGTCCAGCCCGGCTCCGATGTCGTTGCTGTGCAGGCCACGGGCCATCGACAAGGAGTCGAAGTAGTGGGACGGGATGACGTCGAAGTAGTGAGACAGGATGAACCCATCGAACTGCACGTTGTGGCACAGCAGGGTGTGGGTAGCCCAGTCGATCGATTTGACGATGGACTCGACTTGAGATCCGTCGACGATCTGGGTAGGCCAGAGGCCCACCTTGATCCCCATCATCTGCAGCTTGAACTCGTCGTCGCGCACGTACCCGGACGTGCTCATCTTGGACAGCGAGAAGTTCGTGTCGTAGTAGGTCTCGAAGTCAATGCACACCAGGCGGTCGTAGTCGACAACGGTTGGTGTGATCGAGGGTCCGGCGAAGGGTCTGCGTTCTTTCAGAATCTGCGCTTGCAGCGCCTTGGCCCAGCCGGTGGGTTTGGTCATGTTGTCTCTGCGGTGGCTCGTTTCTTAGGGGTTTTGGCGGGAGTGGTCGTTACTGCGGCGAACGGCACCACTGGGGTGAGCGAGGCGAACAGCTGGAGCAAGCTGGTCATGCGGGCGTCTTTGCTGAGCAGCGCGTCGTAGACCTTCTCTTCTAGCGTGTCTTTGGCCACGATGACGAGCGTGTCGGTCTTCTCGGTTTGGCCCAGCCTGCGCTGACGTGACGACGCCTGCACGAAGATCTCCAGGTCGTACGTCGGCGACGCCCAGATCGTGGACGTGCCTGTGGTCAGGGTGTGGCCGTGGCCGATGGACTTGGGGTGACCGATGAGCACGTCGTACGCCCCGGCCTGGTACGAGCGCACGATGTCGTATCGCTCTTTGTCCGAGGTGTCGCCGTCGAATACAGCGAACTTCAGGCCGCGCTTTTCAGCTTCTTCGACCAGCAGATCACGCTGGTGCTTCCACAGAAACAGCACCAGTGGGTGCTTGCGCTGCTCCACGAGATCCATGATGAGCTCGTACCTGGCGCGGTCGACGACGTGGTAGTTGCTGGGGGACAAGTACACCGCACCGGAGGCAACTTGCAGTAATTTGGTCGCTACGGCGGCTGCGTTGATGGCGGTCACTGAGCCTTTACCGCCGAGCTCCAGCATCTGGGTCTTTTCGACTTCCCGGTACGCACGTTCTTGCGTGGCGGTCAGCTCGTACGTCATTGCGTACCTGTTGTTGTCGGGGATGTCGGCGCAGTCGTCGAGCTTGTGGCGAACCACGATGTCGGACAGCAGCCCGAACACGGCGTCTTCGGCCCCGGCTTTGTCCGTCCACTTGATCATGTTTTGGCGGGGACCGACTTGGACCGGAGAGGCCACGGATGCCCTGAACGGCATGAACAACTTGCCAAGTCGTTTGCCATCGTCGAGCAACAAGATCTGATGGAACACGTCGGTGATCGAGTTTGAGTTCGGCGTGCCAGTCATGCACGTGCGGAACTTGAAATATTTGGTGATCTTGGCCAGGGCACGTGATCGCTGCGACGTGTAGTGCTTGAATGCGGTGGACTCATCGATAGCGAGTTCGTCGAACTTTGCGAAGAATGGTGCTTTTTGATTTGCCAACCACTTTGCAGCATCGTGGTTGGTGACGTAGATGTCAGCCGGCTCGGCGAATGCTTCGGCCCGGTTGTCGGATGCGGCTACGGACACGACTAGGTGGGGAGCGAACTTGGCGATGTCAGCGGCCCACACGGTGCGCATGATTGAGCGTGGGCACATGACGAGCGCGCAGCCGGAGCCGGCGGCCCGACGCTTGGCGAACGCCATGATGCGCACGAACGTTTTGCCGGTGCCAGGGTCGCTCGTGTCAAACACGATGTCTGAGTGCTCGTTGTGAGCAAGTGAGACCAGCTGGTGAGCGAATGGCTTGATGACTGGTTTCTTGGGGATCATGCTCATGGCTTGGGCTTCTTCGCGTTATTTTTCAATGGCTTCGGGGTGGATTGCCGGTTCACCCCCACCGTGCAGTGGTTCGAGTTCCAGGGGCCGTACTGGCACCACTGGCACGAGAACACGTTGGGGTTGGCCGGCCAGTTGGTGCAGCTGGTGAGCGCTCGGCCACGGCGGTCGAAGTTGGCTTTGAAGCGCAGGATCTGGGAGCGGGTGAAAGTGGCCGAGGTGAGCTCTTTGGCATCCAAGTACCAAAGCTCAGTCGTGACGAGTTCGAGCTCAGGGAACCGCAGCACAGCGTTCAGTGCATAGAGCTGGGTCTGCTCGGCGTGCTTGACTTCGTTGCCGTACTTTTTGCCGGACTTGTAGTCGATGACGATCGCTTCGTCCGGGGTAGGCATCACGATCGCGTCGACCTTTGATCGGTGCCAGCCAGTCCCCCACTCGGTGGGCTCCCAGTTCTCATCAACCGCCCACTCGCCTTCCATCGACACCATGCCCTTGGTGTAGAGCAGCTTGAGGTGCTCGAATTCGGGAGCGAACTCCTTCATCTCCGGGATCTGTTCGCCCAGCGTGCCGTTGACGAACTCTTCGCATGCCGTGTGGATGCGCGTCCCACGGTCGTTCGCGTGTTCGGTTTTGCCTTGCGGCAAAGCGCGCTCAGGCTCGGGGATCTTTTGGTCGTGCTTTAACCAGCAGAGGAATTTGCACTTCTCGAAATCTCCGAGCTTGCTGTGGGACCATGAGGTGATCATCTCTATCTTTCTTCATTTATCGAAGTACGATTTTAGATCAGGTGGCGGCGCGAACGGCGTCTAGGACGGACTGCAGCCCCCAGGCAAAGTCGTTCGCGCTGTCTTCGGTGGGTAGATCAGCTACGCGTATGGCCATGGTCATGTCGTCGGGAACGTAGCGTGGATACATGTACACGGACCAGCCGGTTTCCGTTCCCTCTTGTTTTTCGGGGGGGGCGTCATCCAAGCCGTACTCGTAGAACGGGTGAACTTCGGTTTTGTCGTACAGAGCTAAGTGCGTGTCCCCGGGGATGTCGATGAAGTAGGTATCAGTCATTGGAGAGCTCCGGGTCAGTTTGCGACCAGTGGATAGCGTTCCAACCGGCTTCGCACATGAGATCTTCGACGCGGGCGGGGTTGGCGTTGCCCATCTCATCGGGGAGAAACACGCATACCGCGAAGTCCCTTGCCCGTAGGTCGGCGATGGCCTTGATGTCGTTTTCGGTGAGAGCATTCATACTGAAATCCTTACTGATTCACCCCAAGGTGGTACCACGTCAGTAGTAAGAACCCACAGCACGGGGTAGGGTGGTGGGGTGGCGGGGAAGTTTCCGTACCCATCGGTGAGATAGATAAAGCACGAAGGGGTGATGGCCTTGTCCTCCAGGTATCTGAACGGGGGACGGAAGTCAGTACCGCCTCCGCCGTGTATCTCGAACTTGACAGGGTCATGCTCGGCGTACGTATCGACGTGTCTCACGAGGTCGTCGCAGTAGACGTTGATGAGCTTTTCGGGCATGGCAGAGGCATGGGCTGCGAGGATCTCGCTGCCGAAGATGTTCAGCACGTACTGGTCGATCGACCCAGACGTGTCGATGCCGACGGCCAGCGTGTTGAGTGCTTCGCTGTGCAGGCTGGGCAAGTAGTACCCAAATGGCAGCATGCGGCGTTGCGGACGAGACCAGCTGTAGTCGCGCTTGCTGGACTCGTACATGAAGCGGCGTAGGCGGGACTTCCAGTCGACTTTGTGGTTGACGAGCTCGTCCGCGTAACGCCGCATGGACTTAGGCAGTTTGTTCAGGGATTGGGCGATCTTGGCCGCTTGGATGGTGGCTATCTGCCAGGCAAGGTCTTCTTCAGCGCCTGGTGTCCCGTCGGGGTCGTCACCCTCTTGCGCCGGGCCAGGCGCGTGATCCATGTCGTCTTGCGAACAGTCGGAGTCGTTGTCTTCGTCGTCGAGCAGCGTGTAGACGTGGTCGGTGGTCATGCCCCGGTACTGCGGATTTAGCAGCCAGTCGGGGCTGATTTCCATGTGATCGTCCGCCAGGAGCTGGTTCAAGACGTAGTCAGCGGCTCGGTTCCAACGCTTGTGGTTGCGTGACCCGCATCGTCCGATGTGCTGTAGGACAACGTGCATCACTTCGTGGGCGATTGCCGACTTGATCAGGTTCGGGGTGAGCGTGTGTACGTACACGGGGTTGTAGTAAATGTGGCGTTTGTTGACGCACAGGGTCTCGATCGATGGGTCTTCTACCATCGACAACCGGAGCGCAAGAACCCCATACATAGGATGCTCGATGTATAGCGCCGTCCTGGCCCGGGTGAGCTTGGTGGCGGCCTCGTGATCAATCATGGTCGAATCCCAGTTCAGTTTTGAATTCCCCTAAGCATTTCACGAGCCAGTGGGCTTGGGCATATTCAAGGCATACGTAGCTGTCTTGGTAGCACGCGCTGTGAGATGGGAAGTGAGCTATGAAACCGTTGCCGGTGTCAGTAAGCTTGCAAAAGGGGTTGCGGGTGTAAAGATTTTTGGTGTTCTTGAGCTTTACTTTGGCGACGTTGTTTTTGCGTCTAACTACTTCAGTCATGTTTATTCCCCAATCTTTCGCAACGCGCGAGGGCGGCGCGGAGGTCATCAATTTCCTCCTGCATCCGCCTTTGGATCATGGTGTGGCTCACCATGCCGGTTTGATGATCTGGATGTTCTACACACCGTTGTTCCCAAGTCTTAATCATCCCTCACCCCCAATCCCATATGCCTTCTCGACTGCACGGATTAGCCTGATGTGCCACGTTGATTTCTTTGCGTGGATAGGATCGACTCTGACGGTAGTGGCAATTCGCTCAATCTCCTCATCCGTCAGCGGCTTGCGCTGGAGTGGGTGAGCGTAGAGGGGTCCAATTTCCCATCCGCTACCAACAGGCGGCTCCAAGCCGAGCAACCACTCCTCAGTAGCCGGTGAGCAGAATCGGTATGCGACAGGTTTACTCATGGCTTTCTCCAAACTCACACAGCAGGGTATCGGCATCGTCAATCGCAGCAACCAAAGCGCACCATGCCGTAAAGGCTTTGCCCTCAGTGTCTGCCGCTGACTCAGGGTCAGATTCAACAAGATTTCGCGCAGCATCCTGCACAGTCTTCAGCTTCTTGAGGATTGCCCACGCATCCCTTAAAGAGGCTTGGGTTTCTTTTAACAAGTCCCATTCTTGGGCGATGGTTTCCGCAGTTGGCTGCGCTGCTGCGTAAAGCGGTTGCCAATAGTTAGCGTCCCAATCAGCCGCCTTAGGCCTGCTAATTTCTCGCCGCAAAAGTCCCGTTTCTTTGTGCATCCACGCCACCGGCTCCTGCTCAGGCTGAGTTTTATTTCCTTTTATCTCAGACGGAATAACTGGCTCAGGCTGCGCGAGGGCAGCATGAAGTTCTTGTTTTTTTGCTTCGTACATGGAGTGCAACCACTCCACGCGACTAGCGTAGTCAGAAGCCACCCAATCTTTGCTGTCTGGGTATAGAGATTTCGGGAGCGGATAGGGCTTCTGCTCAGGCTTCTGCTCCGGCTTCGCGAGGGCAGCGCGTACATCGTCGTCAAAAATGATTTGTGGGATGCTCATGCTGCCAACCTCAAGAAAGGGTTTGTGTAGTCGCACCAAGTGAGACCGCGTTTGATTTGTCCGATCGTGGATTGGCCAACGCCGTATTTCAGGCCGAGGACGCGCTGGGATTCATTCGAGCCGAGGATTTCTTGAGCCATTTCAGCGGTTAACTTTGCGCGGGTTAACCTGACTTTGTCGCTGATGCGCTTGGATTTGTTGATCCGTTGGGCGACGTTGAATTCGGAGTCGTTTCGGCGTTGAAGCGTGCTGCGATTGATTTCCGCGAGGTGTTCGAGACGTACGCAGTTGGTGTTTCCGCATGTGTACGTAGCTACTTGCTGAGGGTTCAGCTTGCGTCGCTTGGATGTCTCAAGCACCAGCCGGCGCACGGAGACTCCGTTTTTGCCGCCAGGTGCGCGCATCGTTAGACATTTGTTGCCGGACTGGGTAGCCCCGGCTCCGGTCCATGTCATGCACCCCGTGTCTTCGTCCGCGACGCATCTTGCGTAGACGATGTTGAGCAGCTTACCGATTGACGTGCTCACTTTTTGCACGGGTACGCTTGCGTCAGGGCTCGACTCACGAGGGTGCTTGCCACGTCGTTTCGTTCTGCGGGGTTGTTGTAGAGGTACTTCATGACGATGTCTCCGATCTGCTCGCCAGTCACGTTGTTGGGGGCGCAGAACGTGATGCCTTCGTAGGCATCGTGGACGCCCATCACATACCCCATGAAGAATCCAGCCCCATACGTGGGTGTGGCGTAGGCAGTTTCTTTTCCGTAGTCGAATATCTTGTTTCCGTTTTTGAAGGCTGCGTGTACTGGAGAGCACAGGGCGGCGAGCGTGATAAACGCAGTAGCGAGTAACTTGTTCATTCGAATTCCTTTTTTAGCTCGATGTACTGGGCGTGGCGAAGACGCTTATCGTCTTCGTCTTTGTATGTGTATGCGACGAATTTATCTAGAAACTCTGCTGCAAGTTCAGCAGGCGTTGCGTACCATTCCTCTTCGCGCTGGCTAGAGATGCTGGCTATGAAATTTTCGATAGTTTCTTGGAGCAGTTCTCTGTCGAGTTTCATTTCAGTATCTCTGCGGTTGGTTCAGCGCCGTTCCACTCACTGCCCATCTCGGTCTCGGATGCTTGTTCTATAGCGTCTTCTTCCGATTCAGCTTCGATGTGAAAGACGATAGTTTTTTGCAGCTTGACCGCGTAGGTTTGTTGCGCAGGGATTGGTTTTTTCGTCTCGAAGTATTCAAACAGAAACTCGGGGTCGTCCAGCAGTCTTTGGTAGTGGACGCAGTCTTGCAGCTCTTGTTTGCTCATACGTGTACCGTGGGTCTGCAGGTAACACAGTATTGCGTTCTGGAATATGGCGCGGTACGCGTGAGGTTGTGTGGGCCTGGTCATTGAGTGCTTTCAGCTGAACCACAAGAACAAACCGTGGAGTATTCCGATCGGGAAGAAGATCGCACCGGCGACAAGGAACCCCCACATAGCGTGCCCGAAGCAGTAGAAGATGTGGGTGAGCCAGGCAGCGATAACTGCGATGTAGAGGGCGATTGCCATGTTCATTTTTCGAACGCTCCCATAAACAGCGCGACCAGGGTTCCCGCGCAAATGACGGCGATCAGAAGATCAGCCAGGTGGTGTTTGTAGGTTTTGGCAATATGTTCATCCATGAGCGACCTCTTCATACTCTTGTTCAGCGGCGCTGATTTCATTGAGATACTCGTCGAGTTCATCTGCATCCATGTGGGCATAGCCAACGAATCCGTTGGTTAGCAGGTCACGAACGAGATCAGTCAGGTCGAAGGTAGAGTTGATGACGTTTTCAACAACGATGCTGACCAGCTCGGCTTCCGAGGGCTCGGGAGCTTCGAGGTAGTCCTGCCCGAAGTTGATCCGGGGGGTGATGCTCAGAGTCATTTGAGGGTTCCCCTCTGGATCTGGTCAGCGATGTCTTGTCCGCCGATCTTTCCGATCCATCCTTCACCCGTCCAGCCGTACGCGGAGAACTTGATGGACAGCTCGTTCTCGCCCCAGGTGATCGTCAAGCTGACGGAGCTTGTGCTGAGTGCTCGTTTAACGAGCGCCATGATCTGGGGACGTGATGGCTTGCGGGCGAAGTCCATCACCATGCCGAGTCCCTTGGCTGCGTTCATGGCGGTGCTCATACGTACCCCGTCATCTTGGCGAGTATTTCGTCCGCGTCGTCGGCCATCTGCTTGCGCAGCTCGGGGTTGTGCTTCAGAGCTTTTGCCGAGGACGGGAGCATGTCCTCCATGTCTTTGCACAGCTCATCGATGAGCGGGTCGTCGGTGATGTTGAGACCGGGGAGACATTCAATGAGCTCCCTGGCGTTGGTCACCATCGTGTCGAAGATGCGTGGGTCTTCGATCTTCATGGTGGTGGCGATGCGGGACACGACTTCCTGGACCCTTTTGTAGACGTCTTGCACAGCGCCTTTGAGTCGTTCATTGTTCTCGGCCGCGATGGAGGCACGGATCTCGTTGGCGGTGTCGTTGTTGACGTCGACCCGGAAGTCAGCCTCGTTCGGGATGTGCCGCATGGAGATCTTGACGTCGAACAAGTTGGGCAGGTTAGCCGGGAGGGGGTAGTCGCCGGCGTCGAACAAGGTGCCCAGGCGCGACGGCGCATCCGCCAGGAGTTGTGGGTATTCCTTGTAGAAGACTCGGCACACGGTGGCGTCGGTGTTCTTCAAGTCGCGCATGCCGTCTTGGAACTTTTGGAGCAACTTCGCAGGGAGAAGTCGATCTCCAGCGTCGTCCCACGGCATGGTCAACTTGTAGTGGAGCGCGCGGATGGCTGCACCGCTGGACTTGAGCGGCTTCATGGGTTCTTTGGGAACCAATGATTTGGTGTACCGCCCTGCGTCCTTGGCGTTGTGGATCTGATCGATCTCGTCAGCGACTCGTTTATCGGACTTCGTAGCTCCCCACCGATTAACGGTGACTCGTGTGAGCATGGCTTTGGTCTGGAGGCTCATGTGGGTTCCTTTGTTCCTTGCTTCCGGTTGAAGTACGCCAGCAGCCTGAACTTGCGCCAGGTTCGGGCAATATCAGTCGAGTACGACGGTGTGTACTTGGATGGTTTGTTCCCGGTGAGCGATCGCAATGGAGTTACTTGAGTTGCTGGTGTGCTCATTGGGAGGGTTAGGGTTAGGGTTAGGGTTAGGGTTAGGGTTAGGGTTAGGCGCGAATCGTCGTTTCAAATCAGGATGTCCTGGTTAGCCAATCCCCAGTCCATGTACGACGGGCATTGATAAATGGCTTCGTCTTTCGTTGTGGCACCGCGAACGAATACAACCTGGATTTCACGTGGCAGCCTGGCTACGTACCTCATGATTCGGTCGAAGTTCGAGGTGGTGGTTTTGTCGTCCACCAGGGTGGTCACGACTGCGTGCATCACGGCCTGGGAACCAGGGAGCTTTGCTTCGTCGGGATTGAGCAGGATGGAGTCAATATCCGGCATCGACGCAATGTCGCGGCAATACCCGACGAATTTGGCAGCGTGGCCTTCTCCAATGACGCCTTTGAGGATCTCAAAGGTCTCGGTAGGCGAGTACCCGTCGTTGTAGATGGTGTTAACCATGTACCAAGAACGAGGGGTCGGGAAATTCCGGGGATTGATGGCGGAATCAAAGTCGTGCAGGGATGCAGGTTGAAACCTGATGTAGCTGCGAATGTTTCTGTGGATTCCGTCCTTTTGTGCCTGGCGAGCCCAGTCGTCCGCGTCGATTTCAAAATCCAGGTGGATGAACCTGTTATTCAAAGGCGCTGGCATGGAGTGCGTCACTCCACGGTCGCCGACGTTGTTGCCCGCAGCGACGATGGCCCAGTGATCGGGCAGCTTGTAGGAGCCGATAGCACGATCAAGGATCAACTGGTACGCACCGGATGCCACGGCGGGAAGGGCTGCGTTGCACTCATCCAGGAACAAGATGCCAGGTGGGTCAGTCTCTTTGGGCAAGAAGTCCGCAGGCAACCAGTGCATCTTTCCGGCCTTGAGGTCGGGGCACGGAAAGCCGCGAAGATCGATCGAGTCGAGTTGACTCAGCCGGACATCGTTGAGCTTCAGTGATAGTTCATTCGCAACTTGTTTGACGACCGTGGACTTGCCGACGCCGGATTTGCCCCACAGGAACACAGACGTTTTCGATGCCATCAGCTTGGGCAGCACTTTGGCGATGGTGGAGGGTTTCATGGGTGGATCTCATTCGGTCTAAGTTAGATGGAAGAACTCAGGGCGTGGGTGTGCCCTGAGTAAGTGTTTAGTAGGCTTCGAACCCGAAGCTCTTGACGTTGCTGGGTTTGTGCTTGGCCGTAGCCTTGTTCATGATCAACACGTCTGTGCGACTCAAGTTGCCCCAAACAATGCGCTCCATGTCCAAGGTGTCGACCCAGAACACGTACCTGGGCTCGAACCTTCGGGGGTTTGGGGTGGAGTTGGGGGTGGGATCGGGTTCGGGATCAACCAACTTGCTGCGGCTTGTGATCTGCGACGAAGTCGAAGAACGTCCGGTCGTCCATGTTGTCGAGCGTGTCATGGAGCACGCGTGACGTGTTTGCATGGAGTTCATCGAGCCCCATCGACGCCACTTCGCCGGCAACGTACGAGTCTTGGCAGTAGTCGCGGAGTTGCTGCGGGTCCATGCGGGTGACTTTTTCTTCTTTTTCTTCTTCTTCTTCTTCTTCTTCTTCTTTCCGATCCGAGATGTGGGTCGGCATGTTCTCGAGGTGCAGCAGCAGCAGCGAGTACGCGTCGATGTTTGGCCAGCCGCTCTCGGCGTGACGGTAGACGTGAGCGAGCTTCTCGAATTCGACCAACCAGCCGTTGGGGGTGGCTGGGTCCGAGGCGATGAAGTCGATTTCGATCGATGATGAAGTGGGCAGTGGCGCGTTCATGGTGGTTCCTGGGGTTGGGAAGGGTTGGGAAGGGTAGGGATGGGTGGGGCGGGAAAGTAGATTCCTCGCCGCCCCGTTCGAGGTTGAAAGGGGGCCGCAGCTTAAAGAATTTCAGCTGGAACTGCGGCCGGGCATCCAGTTCGCATCTACTGGGTTAGTGGGACGCCCCGTTAGGCACCAGCCTATGTTTGGGGGGAGATCTTCTCGAGCTCAACCAACCACTGCAGGTACACAGCAGCCTTGGCGTAGTCTTCGAGCCCGTTTTCGTTTTTGAACTGGGCTCGGGACATGTACTTGATGATGTTTCCGAGGTAGTAGCCACGCAGGGCTTCTCCTGACAACTTGGCGCGGATGAAGTCGATGGTCTCGATGCCACCATGCGTGTAATGGTTGGGGGCGAGGACTGGGTTGTCTATGCGCGGGAAAGCGTTGGGGTCTGGGCGAGGGCGGTGGCCAGGTACGTTCATCGCAGTTTCATCCTCTGAATCAACAACGTGTACTCAAGCTGAGCCAGGGGGACCAGGTCTTCAAGCGTGAGCAGGTACGCACGCAGGCGTTCCATGCGCAGATCCATTGCTGTCTTTTGGGCTTTGTAGATCATTGGGGTGGGGGTGGGGCTTGGAGGTTGTTTCATACGTGGTGAACCTGTGTAAGTTGGCGCATTCCCTGTGCCGTGTTGTGCCTTGCCTCGTCGCCAGTACGCGCGTCCAGACTCCGCAGATAGGGCAGTTCACGCAGGGACCAGGGCGGTGGCAGTGGCGGAGGCGGAGGCGGCGGTTTGGCAGCCCGCGCACGTCCAGAGCCGGGTACGTCGGTCAGTCTTGCCTCCGAGGTCAGCCCGTGGCTTCGAGCATCCCCAGCACATCCTGTTGCGGGGGTAGCCTGGGCCGGCAGCTGGCTGGACCATGCTCACGTCGAGCGGGTGGGTCTGCTTGATCATTGGGTCAACACCCACACGATGCACATGGCCGATATGACGCCGAGCACGATGCACACGACGAAGGGGAGCACCTGGCTGTTCAGCTCGTCGTTGGGGGTTTGGCACGCTTCGGGGGTGATGCACTTTCCGGCGCACGTGGTGCAGTAAGTCATGGGGTCGTTTTGCTCATAGTCGGGAAGTGGGTGTCGGCGTAGGAGCCAAACATCGCGTAGTCGGTGAACGTGGTTTTGATGCCCGCAACGGACTTGCTGTCCACGCGCACCTTGGAGGTGTGCATGCGGTGGTGCTTCAACAAGCTGGTGAACTTGTTCGGCGACTCTGGGATCTTGCCGACGAGGTACTCGAAGATGGCTCGAAGTTCGTCTCTAGAGATGTTGCACGCGCCGGATGTTCTGTCGGTGCGCAGCATCAGCGTCTTGAGAACGTGCTTGTAATCTTCAACGCGCGTCATGGATTGAACATTCGAGGTGTAGGTGGATGAGGACGGCAGCTGGTCGAGGAAGAACTCCATGTCCCCCTTCAGCAACGCTGAAGCCACTGTGTCTAATGATGACTCTGAGATAGATATTAGAGTAGAACGGTCAGCGTTGTCTAGTGGGGTTGCTACAGCGTGCTTGTCGACGGGGTAGCTGAGCAAGTAGTCGTGGAAGCTCTGCAGCTCGGAGTCGAGCGGTGCGAGCTCAGCGTCGGTCATGCCCAGCTTGGCGGGCTGGTATTTGCCTACGTTGAAGCGACGATCTTCCTTGGGGATCGCCACCGGGTCGGGCATGTTGGAGTTGAAGATCCAGTTGGTGTAGTTCGCGTACTCCATCGCGGACGAGTACATGTCGCGCACGGTGATCGTGGGCTCGGTGATGAAGTTCCTGAGCTTGGCCATCACCCCCTTCTCGTTCTCAAGGGCTTTGGTCTGGACTTCGTCCACAAACACCAAGAAGCAGTTCTTCATGAATCCGTTGTAGGGCTCGTTGAACTCCTCCATCCGGCGCGAGGTGGTCTGGGTTTTGCCGAAGATGGGGCGCAGGATGCGGTTCATCAGGATGCCTTTGCCGGTGCCCTCCGTCCCATGGAGTACCCATGCGGTGAGCGACCGGGTGCGTTCTTGGAGGATGAAGGCGACCCAGTTAATGAAATGTTCGGTCGCGTCGGCGTCGCTCCCAAGAGCGTGGTGGATGATCCGCAGGATGGTTGGTGGGCACTGAGCGACTTTCTTGGACTTCGTTTTCATGTACTGCGTGAGCTGGAACGTGTTGATCGTGCGGTTGGCGACATCGACCCGGACGTTGTCGTGGGGGTCGAACGTGAGATCCCATTCAGGGATGAACGAGCCAAGCGCGATGCCGTTTTGCTCTGCGAAGTGACGGATCTGGGTTTCGTTGCGGGCCGGGAGGATGGACAGCTCGTCGTTGTGCTGCTCGTACGTCCCCCGGTAGTACGTGGATGTCTTCCTGTCCAGGAAGGCCAGGAACGTCACGCCACTTGATGAGGTACGCGTGGCCTGAGTAGTGAGTTGGTCCCAATACTCTGGGAGTAATTCTTTGGTGAGGTATATGGGCTCGCCTTTGAAGTTATGGATGAACTCGGGCTTGTCTTCAGGGTGGTAATACCCCCAAGAATCTCCGCCGTTTAGGTTGAAGTACACATATCCACGCTCGCACTTTATATCCGTGATGGTGCAGGTATCTGGCTTGGCCATGACTTCGACGTTCTTTACTATCTTGTAGGTGAATTTCTTCTTTTCCAATCCATTCGCTTCGCGCAGCTCATTGAGGCGCTTATCGTTGAGTACCTTGTTGGTATCCATCGTGTTGATCTGGCTGGGCATCGTGAACGTGGCCAGGTCACGGAGCTCGAGCGAGATGCGGGGCTTACGCCCCATGGGCGAGGTCATGCCCTTGAAGGTCGGGGGAGCGATGTAGAGCAGTTTGTCGTTCTGGCAGGCTGAGATGTCCAGCGGCCACTTCAGGGTTGCACCTGTCTTGGCCAGGGAGATGGCATCATTTAGCAGCTGTACGGTGTGGTTAAGCTGCACAAGCCACTGTTTGACGAGCGGGGCGTGTATTGGGGCGCTCAGGAGCACAAAGATGTGCAGGCGTAGGTCGGTTGAGCCCTTGAGCGACTGGGAGGCTGACCACTGGAGGATGTGGGACACGTTACCCATGCCGAGCGTGTCGAGCAGGGTGTCAGGGGTGATGGTGGCTGTGAGCCCTGCGCCTATGCTGTAGGTGCTGGGAAGCCCGTCTATGTCGAGGCAGAGCCATTCGGTGGGTTCGGCAGGGTTGGTGGTCCCAGCACGGGACTCGTCAACCAGGGGCTTGGACAGCTGGCCCTTGAGCAGACAGTTGCCGAGGGATGCGTGGTGCGTGATGGCATTGAACAGCGAGGTGATGTCAGGGCAGTCTTCCTCGTAGCTCGTGACCGCATACACGTTGGGGTACGGGGCCGTGTCCAGGGTGCCACCCGGCAACATCTGGATGGTCTTGGTGAGGGGTACTGGAGCGTGAAGAAAGAAGGTTTTCATGGGGGCGGAAGTGCCTCATTTTTAAGCACACGTACTGGGGTGCAGGCGTCCGATGTAAATCGATTACATCGGGGGTTTTACGAGAGTCGCTTTGTTCGGAATAAAGCACTGTTTTGGTGTGTTTTCGGAACAAACATCGGAACACAAATTTTTAGACCTTCCTCCTATGTACTTCTCTCTTCTTTCTCTCTCTTTTCTCTTAAAGTTCTAAAGTTCTAAAGTTAAAAGTAAAGTGGAAGGGAAAGAGGTAGAGAGGTAAAAAAGAGAAAGAGGGGTTTACAGTAGAGGTTAGTAAAACCACTCCCGAACGGACACTCAACACTCAACTACGTGCGCTTCGTCGTTCGTGAGCTCTTGGCCAAGCAGTCGTGCCCATTCGAGCTTGGCCCTGATGACTGTGCGCTCAGCGTCGTTGCGGGTGAGGTACGTGAGCTCAACCCCCATGCTGTCGGTCCATGTGGTGCTGTTGAGCTTGTTGATGATCTTGAACATGGTCTTGATCTCCACAGAAAAATAAGGACGCAGCCCGTGGGGGCTGCGTCCGTCGAACATAGATCTTAGATCACAAGTCGTTGGGCATGTCGACGAGTTCGATGACGTTGCGGTCCTTGTCGTGGACCGGGCCGATGGTCACCTTCACCTTGGGTGGGATGGCAACGGTGTGCCCGTCGTGCTCTGCAGCCAGTTGGAGGTTGATGATTGCCTCCGCTTTGCGGTGGTGAGCCAGCTCTTTCTGAGCGTCCAGAGACTCTTTGATCGACTCGGCGTGGATGCCGAGCTTGATGCGAGCGAAGTTCGCAGCAGCGATCGTTTCGGACGTCGAAGCGATTAGAGGCTCTACAGCGGCCTTGAGAGGCTCGCTAAGGGTCATGTACCGGGGATGGCTCGTTGCGAGCTCACAGGAGGCCACAAAGGCCTGAGTGAGCCTGATTGAGGTGTCGGCTTCGAACCTTGTACGGCTTCTCTTCATGATCGAGGCCCGAAACTTCATCATGCGCTCCGGGGTGGCGTAGGAGGCCAGCAGCGAGAACTGGGTTTTCAAGCTGAGCTGGAAGAACTCGATTGGCTGGCCGTTGTCAGCGACTTCGATGAAGTTGCACACCGTGTTGATGTGCTTGGCCCAGGCGGCACGCTGTCCGCCGAGCTCTCGGATGCTCAGCATGTCGTACTCGGGGCGCGTCATCAGCGGCTTGCCGGAGGCGATGTAGCTCTCCCACTCGTAGTCGAGCTTCCACTTGTCGACTGGCATGGGCTCGCCGGCCATGGTCACGGTGTCGGCCCAGATGACTTGAGGCACCTTGGACTCGCCCAGCAGCGTGGCTGCGTAGTCGACGACCGTGTGCTTGTAGCTCAGCAGCTCGGTCAGGCCGTCGGTCATGGACGTGCGCTCGAAGCCAGCGTCACGGAAGGACGCTGCAGCCGCGTCCAGTGCCTCCAGGTGGCTCATGGCGTCGTTCCAGCTGTCAACCCCTTGGCTCTCCTTGCGCGAGTCGCTGGCGAGGCCGGCAGCGGTCATGCCGGCCAGGCGGGCGATGCGGAAGTTGAGGCCACCGAGGATGGAGTAGATGGCGGAGATGCCGGATTCGCCCGGGAGATGGAGCTTGACGAGGTCAAGCAGGTCAGGTGCAGGGATGCAGATAGGCTTTTGGTAGGTGGTCATGATATTCGTCCTTGAGTAAGTTTGTGTAGTTGACTACAGAGCGTGGAGAATGATGTGGGTTGCCTTGGATTCATCACATCCGAGTAACCCCATCAGGTGTTCTACTTTGGCGTAGAACACTTCTTCTGGATTACCCCATTCGTTAGCGGCGCATTCGTATAGTATTTGTTGCGCTGTAGTTAGGTCGTCGATGGGTATAAAGTCTGTGGTTGGTTTGTGTTTGTGTTTGAGTTTGAGTTGCATGGTTAGTCCTCTGCCGTCATGCGCAGTTGCCTTGTTGTGATCATTTCGTCTGCAATCGCGTAAGCCAGGGTCGCTATCCGGCGTACTTGAGCGTCATCAACAAGGCGTGTTTCTGTGTTTTTGTTTGCGAGCAGCCCGTTCAGTGCAGCCAGTGCGAAGTGATCGCGGGCGATGAGTTTGTAGTCGTCATTCATGTGGTTTCCTGTGTGTGAGTGTGGAAAGGTGGGGGCTGTGCTGACTTCCTCAGTCGTGCTTGCTCAGGGCAACTACAACTACAGTTGCTCGCTTGGCACAACCCCCGCAAAACAAAACAAAAAGACCCAGCTTGCTGGGTCTCATTGTGTAAGTATTGATGTACTTACATCATCAGTTCGGCGTTCTTATACCCTATGATCCCGCGCCGTGTACGCACGCCGCTAGATACTGTGCCGTATATCAACTTGGCAGCTTCGATCGTGATCATTGATACTACGAAACTACCTGTCGCGGCCATCGTCCCAGTTATTGTGCCCCAATGTATCATAAGGTTAATTATTAACATAGCGACGTGGACAACATTACACCCAGCCTTGTTTCCGAGTAACCTCAACCTATATCTCGGAGGCACCATGCTTAGTATTACGAACTCGAACGTAGCGAGTAGTATACCGAATATGAGAACTGCATCGACCATTATGATCTCCTTAGTATGTAGTATGTAGATACTGGGCACCCATTATCTTGGTGTTGACATCCGGGCACTTGGTACCGCGTGCTCAGTACCGCGTGCTCAGTATTTAATCTTCAGCTCCCCATGCCGGGTACTGGGTACTGGGTACTGGGTACTGGGTACTGGATTGCGGGGTTACTTAGTGTGGCAGCGTTGGTGGCTCGCAAATGATTTGATTTGCGAGTCACCACCGGCCTGGTCACCCATGCTGGTGACTTACCCATGCGGTGTTGCGCTTTGAGATATTGAGAACCAAGCCTGCGGGAGCAGGCTTGGTTGGTCTTGGTGTGGGTATGGCTTAGTACGGTAGGTCCGCAGCGACGAGCTCCACGGCGACGAGCTCCACGGCCTTGTGCTGCGCGATCTTCAGCTTGGTGACGCGGATGCGGTCCCGGATGAGCTTGGTGTCGAAGTAGCCGCGCTCGTCGGGCTGGGGAGCCGACACGTCGTCGGCAGCTTCAGCGCGCATCGCAGCGAGCGCGTCGTTCCAGTCGTTGCGATCCGCCTCGCTGAGTGCGGGGCGCTGGGGAGCATTGACGGGGGCATTGACGGGTGCAGCGACATTATTCGCAGCCTGCAGCTTGGCGGTGAGCGCATCAATCTGGGCTTGCATGGTCAGCACGGTGACCTGGGATTCAAGAGCTGCGATGCGTGCGTGGAGTGTTTCAATGGTGTGAGCGGTCATGATGATGATTCCTGGTGTTTAGCGAGTTGATGGTGAGTACGGGGCACGACGCGCGAAGCGCGTCGTACGTATTGCTCGTACGTATTGCTCGTACGTATTGCTCGTACGTATTGCTCGTACGTATTGCTCGTACGTATTGCGTGGTTCAAGCCGCCGCGAGACCGGCTTTGGCTTCGGCTTTGGTCTTTGCAGGCTTGGCAACGATGGGAGCTTGCGCAGCGCACTCGGCGCGGCGCTTGGCCATGAACTCTTCGCGCGAAGCGATCATGGCTGCGCGCTTCTCGGCGAAGCCAACCTCAGTGCCGGTGACGACATCCGCACCGAACGAGCCGAGACCTTGTGCGCCGCGAATAGATCCTTCGACCACGAGCGCTGCCGTGGAACCGATAAGCCGACCAACTTTGATACCGAATGACATGACGTCTCCTTGATGGGGGATGGGGGTGAACTGTGAAACTGAGCAACATTGCCCACAAAACCAAACAAAAAGACCCGGCTTGCCGGGTCTTGGTTATTCGCGACGTTGAGGTACGAACGGGTTTTCGAAACCCCAAACGTGCGGCGTAGCTCGTGCCATATCACGCAGCGTGATCTGCGAGGTGGTGGTGAACTGAGGTTCGGTGAGCAGCTCGTCGTACATCTCGCTGAACATCTGCTCGAATACTTCGAGCTCGGGGATAACCGCGCTCACGATGCATCTCCCAGCGCAGCTACGGAGTTGAGGATGCCAGCGCCAAGCAGGGCCGAGATCAGTATCAAGCTGAAGTGCTGGAGGTAACCCCAGTTCTCTGAGTCTTGGTATGCCACGATGAGCAGCAATGGCAGCGTGGTGAGGCACAGAACGAGCATTGCGAGGTGGAGTGAACGGTTGTTCATGATGCGTGTCCTTGAGTTTGGTACTTGGTACTTGAGCGACATTGCTCAAACAAACCAAACCACAAGGGTCAACTTGTTGGCCCTGCATTGCTGTGCTCTGCATTGCTTTGTTCTCGGTGGGGTCGCCACAGGAGGAAAGAGACTCCTTATTAGGATCAGCGAAGCGAAATCCGAAGTGGGGTAGCCAGTTTGTCTCTACCCATATAGATGCTTACAAGCTCGTCCGCGCCAAATTTTTTATAAAAAATTATTCACAGGAAATAACCTAGAATTCAGCATGGCCCGACGCGACACCGAATTCGACGACCCGAGCGCACTGCTCAGATCACTCATAGTCGAAACCCCCGCCCCACCAGCGCACCTCCCGACCTACAAAAAGCGCGGTCGCGAAGCTGAACTCGGCCCAGAGATAATGATTCGGGGCAAGGGGCGAAATACCAGCCGCAACGCCGACGCAAAGCTGGTCGACGAGAACAAACCCCTCACCGAAAAGCAGCTCATGTTCGTGCGCGCATGGGCGTCGGGCGAATCAATCAAGACCTCGTCCAAGCGCGCTGGGTATAACGACGCTGGTACGTTCGCTTACCGCATGACCCACATGCCCAACGTGCTCAAAGCCTTCCACGCGGAGAAGGTGAAATACGAAGAGGCGGGGAAGATGACCCGCAAGCGGGTTATGGACGGGTTACTCGAAGCCGTCGAGATGGCCAAACTCATGTCCGAGCCCGCAACCATGGTGTCCGGTTGGCGTGAGGTCGGAAAGATGTGCGGCTACTACGAGCCTGTGAAACACACGCTCGACATCAACGTGTCTGGTGACGTGACCGTGCGGCAACTCAACGGCATGAGCGACGCCGAGTTGTTGCGGATCATCAAGGGCGCAACTTCCAAGGTCGCAGCCACAGCCCTCATCGAACACGACGATGACATCGAAGACGTCTGAGCCCGATCGCTTCGCCGGCAGTCGAGCCGAGCAAGTAGCCATCGCGGCACAAAGCTCCGAAGCCACCGAGCCCCTCGTCGCCTTGACCCCAGCGCACATGGCGGCGCAAAAGGAGATGGCCAGCCGTGTGCTGTCCCGTCGGCGACTCCTGCCTTTCGTGCAGCGCATGAACGAGCGGTACGACCCGGGCTGGGTTCACGAGGACATCTGCGCCCGGCTGGAGAAGTTCTCCGACGCCGTGGCCGCAGGGCTCAGCCCACGGCTCATGCTGTTGATGCCGCCACGTCACGGAAAGTCCGAGCTCGCCAGCAAGAACTTCCCCGCGTGGCACCTTGGGCGTCACCCCGACCACGAGTTCATCGCGTGCTCGTACAACTTGTCGCTGGCGATGGGGTTCTCGCGCAAGGTCAAGCAGATCATCGATGACCCCGCCTACAAGGGCGTGTTCGACACGGTGCTCGACCCCAACAACCAGTCCACCGAGGAGTGGGGGCTGGCCGGTCAGCGCGGTGGGTACGTTGCCGCCGGTATCGGGGGACCAATCACGGGCAAGGGCGCAAACTGTCTGGTCATCGACGACCCGGTGAAAAACGCCGAGGAAGCGGACTCGGCCGATGGGCGCGAGAAGGTCTGGGGGTGGTATCTATCTACCGCTTACACCCGGCTGTCCCCCGGCGGCGGTGTGCTGGTCATCCAGACGTGGTGGCACGACGATGACCTGGCCGGACGTCTCCAGCAGATGATGCGGCTAGGTTCCGACGACGCCGACATCGACCAGTTCGAGGTCATCAAGTACCCAGCGATCGCCATCGCGGATGAATACCTGGACCGTGACACGGGCGGGATTGTTTACGACGAGCCTGGAACTCCACCGAATGGGAACCAGTTGCTGCGCCTCAAGGACGAGGCGCTGCACCCAGCGCGCTACGACCTGAACAAACTTGCCCGTATACGTGCGCTGAATAGGAAGTCGGACGGCTCGGACGGTCGGTGGTGGTCTGCGCTGTACCAACAAAACCCCGTCCCTGATGACGGTGGGTATTTCACCAAGAACCAGTTCAAGCGCACAGCGCTGCCACCGGTAAACCGCTCCAACGTGTATATCGCGTGGGATTTTGCTATCAGCGAACGAAAGCAAAACGACTACACCGTGGGCTGCGTAGGACTACAAGACGACGACGATATGCTGCACGTCGCGGAGGTTGTGAGATTTAAGTCTGGAGATTCATTCTTTATCGTAGAATCTATCTTAAATCTATGTTCGAGATGGCCCAGCTCGTCTTTGGTGCTCGGATTTGAAGACGGGCAAATTTACCGCGCTCTCGAAGCTCTATTAAAGAAGCGCATGAGAGAACGCAAGATGTACCCGGCCATCAAGGTGCTCAAACCCATCAGCGACAAGATGGCCAGAGCCCGAGCCCTGCAGGGCCGGATGCAGCAGGGGATGGTCAGCTTCAACGACAAGGCCGAGTGGTACGACGAAGCCAGAGCCGAGATGCTCCGGTTTCCTGCGGGGGTTCACGACGATCAGGTGGACTCGCTGGCTTGGATGACCACGATGGTCGTTGGCCGCGAGGCACCGCGCAAACAGCAGGGCCAGGTTATGAAAAGCTGGAAAGACAAGATTCGCACCAATGGCTCCGTCAGCCACATGGCCGCATAGCCCATGGCATTTCGGCTTACGTTCGAGAACCCGTTCAGAGCCGTCGGCCCTGCGTGGTCTCAGGACAACGCGGAGTTTGAGGCGACTCAACCAGGTATTGCTCGGCGCTTTCTGCGCTCGGTCAACCCGCTGACTGGTTTTGGTTCCGCGCTCGGTCAACTGCACGACGCATCCAGCGAAGGGGACGCCATTGGTATGGGCGAGGCTGCGGCCCAGGCATTCCCTGCGTTCGGCGCTCTGCGTGCGTACAAGACCATGAACGGCCTGCAGGTGGCCCCGAACGCAATCAAAACAGCCCAGCGCTACGGAGAAGCCGCTGCATTAGGGACTGCTGTTGATGTCGCGAACGCTCCCCCCGGGTACGACACCGAACAAACACAGGGACCACGCAATGTCTCACGTCTGCGCTGAACTGGTTGCGCGCTGCTTCGCGGCCCGCACCACTGCCCACTTCGCCCACCTTGCCACCGCCTCCTACGCCCAGCACATGGCGCTCGGCTCGTTCTACGACGACATCGCGTCGAACGCAGACGAGTTCGTCGAGAGCTACATGGGCATCTACGGGCAACTCAGTGTCAAGGACTTCCCCGCGCTGCGCTTGTCCACCGCGCCAATCATCACCCAGCTGACGGACCTGCGCACGTGGGTGGCTGCGAACAGGGAAGAGTGCTGCGAAGCCTACGACGACAAGGACGACGAGGCCAAAGAGGCCGATGACGCCGATGACGCCGAATCCGGTGACATCGACAACACGGAGCTCGGCAACTTGATCGACAACATCCTCTCGACGATCGACCGCACGCTCTACAAGCTGCGTTTCTTGAAGTAAGCCCACCATGCCAATCGACACCCATCTCGCCACCAAGGTCTGGGTCCGCTACGCGTGGGCTCGGGACAACGGTCACGCCAAATACGTCGACAAGGCCGACAAGTGCGAGAAGTTCTTCGCCGGCGACCAGTGGGACCGCGCCGACAGAGCCGCGCTTGAACTTGTCCGTCGCCCTGCGCTGACGATCAACAAGATCATCAGTACGGTGTCCAACGTGATGGGCGAGCAGATCTACAACAGGTCTGAGACGAGCTTCAGGCCACGTGGCGGGTCACCGGCGGACGTCGCCGACGCGCTCAACAAGGTCTACAAGCAGATCAGCGACAACAACCAGCTCGACTGGAAGCGCAGCGACATGTTTGCTGACGGGATCATCACCTCACGTGGGTATCTTGATGCCCGAATTGGGTATGGGGACTCGATGCAGGGCGAAGTCCTGATCGAAAATCTAAATCCGAAGAACGTCATTGTTGACCCTGACGGCGAAGAGTACGACCCTGACTCCTGGTCGGAAGTGTTTGTGACTAAGTGGGTCACAGCCGACGACATCGCGGTTCTTTACAACAAAGAAGACGCCGAGTTACTGCGAAACCGCGAGCAGAGTTTCTTCCCGTACGGGTATGACTCCATCGAGGCCCACCGGGATCGGTTCGGGGATCGTTTGAATCCCATGTACCAAGGCGACTACGACAACTCGGCGGTTTTGCGCAATATCCGCATCATCGAGCGCCAGCACCGGATGCTCGACAGGCAAAAACACTTCGTCAGCCCAGAAACTGGGGATATGCGGCCTATCCCAGCCGAGTTTGACCGCAACAAGATCGCGTTCTTCGTGGAGAAGTATGGTTTCCAGGTCACGACGAAGCTGATTCGGCGTATTCGGTGGACAGTTATCGCCGACAACGTCAAATTGCACGACGACTGGAGCCCATACAAGCATTTCACGGTCGTGCCGTACTTTCCGTACTTCCGGCGGGGCAACACCATCGGTTTGGTCGAAAACCTGCTGAGTTCGCAGGAGTTGCTCAACAAAGTCACCAGCCAAGAGCTGCACGTCGTCAACACGACCGCGAACTCTGGATACAAGGTGCGCACCGGCTCGCTGTCGAACATGACGGTTGAAGAGCTGGAGCAAAAGGGTGCGCAAACCGGCCTCGTCATCGAGGTCAACGGTGATCCTGACAAGGACGTCCAGAAGATCCAGCCGAACCAAGTCCCGTCGGGGCTCGATCGCATCAGCTTCAAGGCCGAACAGGCGATCAAGACGATCAGCGGCATCAACGACTCGATGCAGGGCTTCGACCGTGAGGACGTCGCCGCGAAGGCGATCGACAAGAAGAAACAAAGCGGCGCGACGGGCCTGGCCAAGCCGATGGACTCGCTGGTGCGCACCGACTACATCCTCGCTCGCAACATCATCGATTTGGTGCAGGAGTTCTACACCGAAGAGCGCCTGATGACGATCACGCACAACAGCGCCACGGGTGAGACCGAGACGTTCTCGGTGAACCAAGCCACCCCCGAGGGCACGATCATCAACGATCTGACGCTGGGCGAGTACGACATCATCACCACGTCTGTGCCGCACCGCGAGACGATGGAAGACAGCCAGTTCGAGCAGGCTGTAGCCATGAAACAAATGGGCGTGGCGATCCCCGACTCGATCCTCATCGACGCGAGCCGACTGCAGAACAAGAGGGAAATCATCCAAGCTCTGCAGGGCGACAAGAACTCCCCCGAGGCCCAGGCCGCAGCCCAGCTGCAGCAGCGCGCTCAGCAAGCCGAGGTCAGCAAGACCGAAGGCGAGGCGATGCAAAAGCAAGCCGACGCAGGGCTCAAGCAAGCCAAGACGCAGGAAGTTTCGGCCAAGACGCAAGTGCTCATGCACACGCCGATCGCCGACCCGAATGCTCAGGATCAAGGACGGCCAGACCCTGAGCTTGAGCAAGCCAAGGCCGAGCACGCCGCCGGAATGGCAGAGCGCAAGCAGGCCCACGACGAGCAGATGGACTTCATGAACCACGGGCTCCAGCGCGAGACCGATACCAACAAGTTGCGGCTCCAAGCCCAAACCATCGCCATGAAGCGCGCCGACGACCGCGCCAAGGCCGACCAACAAGCTGCGTCCGCAGCAAGTAAACCCACCTCCAAAGGACTCAGATGAGCGACGACAACAACACACCCGACATCGACCGTGGCGACGAGCTCGACACGACGCCCGAAGCAGACGAGGTCGTCGCTCCAGTCGTAAAGGCAGACCCCGTCGTTGAGGTCGACCCGGTCGACCCAGATGTCGAGCCGGAAGAAGAAGACGACAAGCCGGAGGCGAAGGCGAAGAAGCCCGACGCCCGCATCCCGCTGTCTCGCCACAAGGAGATCTTGGAGAAGGAGCGCTCGGCTCGCTCCGACCTTGAGCGCCAACTGGCCCAGTACCAGCAGGGCAAGCAGGTCGCTGACCTGAACGCCGACATCACGGCGGTCGAGACCAAAGTGATAGGGCTCGAAAAGCAGTACGCCACGCTGCTGACCGATGGCGAGGTCGATAAGGCCTCTGCGGTCATGACAGAGATTCGCCGGCTCGAGCGCGACATGTCGGACTACAAGAACGACATGAAGATCCAGGCCGCAGAGAGCCGTGCGACTGAGCGCGCCCGATACAACATCAGCTTGGAGCGCGTCGAAGTGGCGTACCCGCAGTTGAACCCCGACCACGACGACTTCGACGCTGACTTGCTCACCGACGTGGCCGACTTGAAGACCACCTACGAGCGCAAGGGGATGACCCCGACCGACGCGCTGCAAAAGGCTGTCAAACGCCTCGCCGGCGCAGAGACCAAGCGCCAAGAAGCTGCCGTCGAAGTCACCCCCAACGTGGACGCGAAGGCAGTGGCCGCTGAGCGCAAGAAGGACGCGGTCGGCAAGGCGCTGGCGGCGATCGACAAAACGCCGCCGAGCACGGCCAAGGTTGGCATGGACAGCGACCGTGCTGGGGGTTCGATGAATGCCAAAGATGTGATGAAGATGTCCTACAAGGACTTCTCCGCACTGCCTGAAGAATCCCTCGCCCGCATGCGCGGCGATGAGCTGTAAGGAGCCCGCATGAACAACATCACGGACCAGTTGAAGCGTGACGAAGGGATCTGCGAGCACGCGTACAACGATTCGCTTGGGTTCATCACGATCGGTTGCGGTCGGCTCATCGACTCGCGCAAGACCAGCTCAGGACTGCGCGAGTCGGAGATCGACTACTTGCTGAACAACGACATCGAGGACAGGCGCTTCGAGTTGGGGCGCAGCCTGAAGTGGTTCCACGAGCTCGACGATGTGAGGCAGGGCGTGTTGCTGAACATGGCTTTCCAGCTCGGTGTAAATGGGCTGTTAGGTTTCCCCAAGATGCTCGCCGCAGTGCAAAAGGGCGACTGGGCCACGGCTGCGGTTGAGATGGCGGCATCCAAGTGGTTTCGGCAGACTCCGGCCCGCGCCGACCGCCTCGCGCTTCAGATGAAGGAGGGCGTATGGCACTGATCGACATCAAAGACCCCGTCACGGCCAGCATCGGGCTAGTGGAAAACGTCGTCAACAAGATCTGGCCGGACAAGTCCGAGCAAGAGAGGATGCAGATGGCCGGTGCGCTGGCGCTGCTGCAGGGCCAGATGGAGATCAACAAGGCCGAAGCGTCGAGCAGTTCAGCCTTTACGTCCGGCTGGCGTCCGGCGATCGGCTGGGTGTGCGGTGCTGCGCTCGCGTACACGTATCTCGCCTATCCGCTGCTGGTCTGGGCCACGGTCGTGTGGTGGCCGGGCATCAAGCCGCCCGTGCTCGGCAACGACGAAATGCTCTATCAGTTGTTGCTGGGGATGCTCGGGATGTCGGGGCTTCGAAGTTTCGACAAGAGCCGAGGCACCGCGTCGTGATTCGGTGGCTGGCTACGGTGCTTGTCCTCGCGGGGTGCTCCGTCGTCCCGAAGGACAAGCCCGACTGCGCGGTCGCCCGCAGGGTGCAGCCAGCCAAGCCGCTCGATGACGCTGTGGAGATGGACTGCCGCAAGATCGGGCAGTTCTTGGTATGCAACCCGCCGGTGCGACGAGCTTCGTTGTGACCAATGGACTGCCATCACGACGGGGTAGTCAAAAGCGTAGCTAGGGAGATGGGGCGCATGTTGCCGAAGGCTCACTTCGACGACTTGTTCCAAGAAGGGCGCATCGCCGTGTGGTTGCGCAGGGATGCGCTGACGGAACTCGACGCGGATCACGCCCGCCGCTCAGCTGCACAAACCGCCCGCTGGGCCATGGTCGATTTCGCCCGCCGAATGTGGCCCGGGCGTGGCAAGCATAAACAAATCATTGGCGGATCAACCGACGACTGGGACGATGGTGAATATGACCGGCCTGGGCCGGATGACACCTTCGGGTATGCCAGGGCAGCCGAGATGGCTGAGTATTTACCTGAGCGTATTCGTGCGTCGGCTCCGAGAAGCAGACGGTTCGAGGTATTCGAGCTGGTCGTGCAGGGGTTTACAGGACTAGAAATATCCGAAAGGCTCGGGTTATCCGATAGCGGCGTCAGTCTTCACCGCACAGCGATTGCTGCGATTGCAAAGGAGTTTGCCGATTAAGTTGTAATCGACGCTCGAAGATACATTACACTATGCGCATTCGATAGGCAGGTCTCGACAGCACCTCCACTCCCTCGCGCATCGAAGCGACATTCGATAAAGAAATCGTATGTCGTTCTTCGATCACGCATGGAGGTGCCTCAAATGGCCGTCACAAATTTTAGCTTGCTCACGTCTGAGCAAAAGACCGTCTGGTCCATGGACTTGTGGAAACAAGCCCGCAATATGTCGTTCGTCAACAAGTTCCTGGGCAAAGGCCCAAACTCGTTGGTTCAGCATATTACAGAGCTGAAGAAGTCCGAAAAGGGCGCTCGCGCCGTTATTACCTTGCTCGCCGATTTGACTGGCGACGGTGTTGCAGGCGACCGCACGCTGGAAGGTAATGAAGAATCGATGCAGACCTTTGACCAGGTCATCCGCATCGACCAGCTTCGCCACGCCAATCGCCACGAGGGCCGCATGGCCGACCAGAAGTCGGTTGTGGAATTCCGTGGCAACAGCCGCGACGTTCTCGCCTACTGGCTTGCTGACCGTATCGACCAGATGGCGTTCCAGACGCTGGGTGGTCGCGGCTTCCAGTACAAGCCAAACGGCTCGACCCGCGTTGGTTCGGACCTCCAGTACCTGGAATTCGGCGCTGACGTGACCGCTCCGTCGACCAAGCGCATGCTGCGCTGGGACAACGTGAACAAGGCACTGAAGGATTCGGCCTCCGGCTCGAACACTTCGGCTGCAATCGTCAACACCGGCGCTGCTGCTGGTTCGGACTTTCCTGCGTGGCAGACCTTTGTGCAGCTGAAGGCTTACGCCAAGGACCGCTACATCCGTGGCGTGACTGGCGAAGGCGGCGAAGAGACGTATCACGCGTTCCTGACCCCGCAGGCCATGGCCAAGTTGAAGGCGGACAACGACTACAACTTGAACCTGCGCCACTCGCTGCAGACCGACAAGAACGACAAGTTGTTCTCCGGTTCGAGCGTGAAGATCGACGGCATCTACCTGCACGAGTTCCGTCACGTCCCGAACGTGTCCGGCGGCATCTCGGGCACCAACATGTACGGCTCTGGCCTGAACCTGCCCGGTTCGCAGATCTTGTTCTGTGGCGCTCAAGCACTTGGCATGGCTGACATCGGAGCACCTGAGTGGAACGAGAAGGGCTTCGACTACGACAACAGCCAAGGCATCTCGGTCGGCAAGATCATGGGCTTCCTGAAGCCTAAGTTCGGCACGATCTACGAAAGCAACACCGTCGAAGACTTCGGCGTGCTGTCTTGCTACGTCGCGCAGTAATTAACGCCAACAGGAGATAAATACCATGGCAGCTCTTAAAGCAGCGCGTACAGCGCAAAACGTGATGGAGGCGGAGTTCGTCTTCTCCATCGGCGACACGATGACCAACACGTCGGCCGCTGCGGACGCTTTCGCGACCGTCGCAGCCCACGTGTTCGACGTGATCAACCTGCCTGTCGGCGCGATCATCGTCGGCGGTTCGATTACGACCGACACCGCGTTCACGGGCTCCTCCGCCTACAACGTAACGGTTGGGGACTCTGGTAGCGCATCGCGCTATCTGGGCTCTACGGACAAGACAAGCGCTGCCACCACGGCGCTGGTCCCAACGGGCTACATCGGCGTGGGCGAAAACATCCGCCTGACCGTGACCCCGACTGTCGCTGCAGCAACCGCCGGCAAGGTCACCTTGCGCGTGTTGTACGTGGTTCAGTTCCGCGCCAACGAGGTTGTCCCAGCCTAAAAGCTGAGATGAGAAGGACGGGGTTTCGGCCCCGTCCTTTTTTTGTATCCAACAAAGGACGCTATGAAATTCGCACTGTCTAGAAACCGCACCATCTCTTCAACTTGCGGGTTGTCGATCGAATTCAAAAAGGGCGAGCTCACCTTGGTGCCGCCCGCCATGTATGCCGAGGTCATCGCCGCAGGCGGCGTCCCCGAGACCGAGCTGGAGGAAGACGATCTGCCAACGTCCGGGCCTACGCCGGAAGAGCTGGCCGAGCGCGAGGCCGAGATGTTCGCGGCCTTCGAGGCGATCGTGCTGCGCGGTAGCCGCGACGATTTCACAGCCGGCGGGATGCCGCACAACTCGGTGCTGGCCCGCGAGCTTGGTTGGTCCACCCAGGCCAAAGAGCGCGACGCTGCATGGGTGAAGTTCCAGGCTGGCCGGGACGAGTAAATGAATACGGACGACCTTGTCGCTCGGTTTCGCTCAGAGATGAGCGACGAGGCGTCTCCGTATTTGTGGAGCGACTCGCTGGTGTACCAGTACATCGACGACGCCCACAAGAACTTCTGCCGTTTCACCAACGGCATCGCCGACGCCCGTACAGCACTGGTCACTCAGATTGCTGTCGTGCCGGCCACTGAGTGGTACGACTTGCACAAGTCGATCCTGAAGATCCGCACAGCGACGCGCCAAGACACGGGCGTAGAGGTTGAGATGATCAACCCCGAGCGCATTGCCGCTGAAGGCATCAGGTTTGATGGCAGGACCGGCCCGCTGCGGGTGATGGTCCAAGGGCTCGAAGCCCACACCGTTCGTGCGTGGCCGGTTCCAGCCGAGACAGTCATCGTGAACCTGACCGTCTTCCGGCTCCCGCTGTTGGACATCACCGACGACGGCGACCAAGAGTTTGAGATCGACGGCCAGCACCACGCGCACTTGTTGTTGTGGGTAAAGCACTTGGCCTATGACAAACAAGATGCGGAAACATTCGACCGGCGCAAGTCGGACGAGTTTGCGCAGCGCTTCCAGGCGTACTGCGCCGACGTAAAGAAAGAGCAGGACCGCGCGCGACGCGTGGGAATGCCGGTCGCGTACGGCGGCATCTGACTAATACATCTTTAGGAGCCACCCATGGCCGCAATGTCTGACTTTCTCGAGAACAAAATCATCGACTGGCTGTTCCGGGCTCAGGCGATCGGCATCACTGGCGCTACCGCTGCGGCAGGCACCGGGCCGGCGAACTTGTATGTTGGCCTGTACACCACCACACCAACGGATGTGGGGGGCGGCACTGAGGTCACGGGCGGCTCGTACGCCCGAGTGACGATCGCCAGCGCACTTACCGCATGGGCCGGCTCGCAGGCTGCAGCTTCCACTGTCGCCTCGACTGGCACTGGCGGGACCACCTCAAACAATGCCGCCATCACGTTCCCAACACCAACGGCGAACTGGGGCGTGATCAACGGCTTCGCGATCCTTGATGCGTCCACCGGCGGCAACGTGCTGATCTACGGCGCGCTCACCGTGGCCAAGACGGTGAACAACGGGGACGCGGCTCCGTCGTTTATTCCGGCAGCTATGTCCATCCAACTCGATAACTGATCGAGCTCTCATGAGCTTCATCGCCGACCGGGTTGCGCAGACGGCTTCCGGCGGCTCAGCCGCGAAGGTCCGCTTGGAAGTAATGGCGTAGGTCTGGAGAAATAATGGCAGCTGCTGTAGGTCTAAAGGATAGAGTACAAGACACCAGTTCTACTATAGGAACTGGTCCGATTGCTCTCGATGGGACACCCCCACTGGGGTATAAAACCTTCGCAAGTGCGTTTGGCAGTAGCACGCAATGAGCATCTACGCCGACCGAGTCAAAGACAGAGCCACCATCACCGGCACGGGTGCGATTACGCTATCGGGTGCTGCACCTACGGGATACCGGACCTTCCAGACGGCGTTTGTCACTGCGCAGACGGTGGCCTATTGCATCGCAGACCAGTCCGGCACGGACTGGGAAGTCGGAACGGGGGTTTTCAATGGAACTACCGGCCTGACGCGGGTCACGGTGCTGGGTTCGAGCAACGCTGGTTCGCTGGTGAGTTTCACGGGCGGCTCGCAGGATGTGTTTTGTACCGCGCCTGCAAAATATCTTGACGCTTTCACATCTACGAATCAGGGAACCGTGCCAGCGTCTGGCGGCGGCACAGTCAACTTCCTGCGGGCTGATGGCACGTTTGCCGCTCCCCCTACAACTGCTCCCGCAGGTTCCGACACCCAGATTCAATACAACAACGCTGGTACGTTTGGGGCAAATGCCAACTTCTTCTACACCAGCGGGACAAATACCCTTACTTTAGGGGCTATTACTAGCCCGTCCGGAGGATTGACTGTCACCCCGTTTGCTCCAGCGGCAGGGACTGCTCCAGCAACACTAAATATCACTGGTGCAGCATCGCAAGACGCAAACAATGGCGGCGCAGTAAACATTAACGGTGGAACTGCACTTGCCCCATCCACGGCAATTGGGGGGTCATTATTTTTGGTAGGTGGCGCAGCAACATCTGCATCAGGAGGTAGCGCTGTTATTAGAAGCGGTACAGGAACAACTGGCGGTGTGTTTCAATTTATAAGTGGGGCAGGTTCTTCTGGAAGTAGTGGCGGTTTTACTATTGGCAGCGGTATCGGAATTGGAAGCGGAAATTTTAGTTTTGGCACCGGTAACGGTTTGACAGGCAATTCTGGAAATCAAAGTTTTTCTACTGGTTCATCTTCTTTGGCGTCGGGAACCACAGGTTCGTTTAACTTTACAACAGGCGCCCAATCCAACGGTGGAACATCCGGCTCATTTAACGTCAACCTCGGCACTTCGTCCACCGGCACAGGCGGCAGCATCATCTTGCGCCCCGGCAACGGCGCAACAAAGGGTAGCACTCGCCTTCGCTCCAGCCTTGCTACTGACGTGATCCAAATCACAGACAACGGCACCAATCAGATAGGATTCTTTGGTGCAACTCCCGTTGTCAAGCAAACTACTGGCGGTACACCTACGGGCGCATATACGCTCAACGATGTAATCGCTGCCCTTCAAGCCTACGGATTACTAGTGTAAATATGCCTATTACCGCAAACTTAATCCTCGAAACCGGCCTTGTTGTTACATACCATCGTGTGATTTCTGTTGTCACGATGATGAATTTGGGCGCAGAGATGCTAATTGCATCCGTCCAATCATGGGTTGACAAGGCCCGTGCAGATAATGGAGAAACTGCACACTTTAGCAGTTATCAAGTGGCACTAACGCCACAAACTGGCCTTGTGGCAAAGGCTGAACTTGCGCTGGTGTCGGACTCAACCTGCCCATTGTTTGGCGGCACC